TCAGAACGCAAGTAGCGGATACAACTCTCAGAACGCAAGTAGCGGAGACTACTCTCAGAACGCAAGTAGCGGAAACTACTCTACTTGGGAAGTTTCTGGGAGTAACAGCGTAGTAGCTAGTATTGGTATGGGCGACAGGGTTAGGGCTGCTATCGGGACATGGGTAACGCTTGCGGAGTATGAGAGGATTGGTGATGAACTTGAGTGTGTTAATGTTTTATCTAAAAAGATAGACGGAGAAATATTGAAAGAGGATGTTTACTACTCCCTTGTTGATGGGCAATTCAAAGAAGTAAAATAATATGCACAACTCAGCAATCACATCACTAAAAACATACGATAGCACTCTTTTTAAAGATAGAGCTATAGGCGTCTCCAAAAGGCTAAAAATAGTAGCTCACATGTATCGAGATGAAAAGTTTACGTGTAGAGAGCTTATATCAAGGGCCAACAAACACGGAGGCGAACCTATTTCTTTCAAGGCGGGTCAGCCGAGAGTTTCAGAGTTGATCAAGTCTAACTACATGCACAAGACTAGAGAATACAAGAAGGAGAATGGTCGGGATGTAGAAATTTTAAAATATGGTCACTCTATGTTCGGCAAAGTAAAAACTTTTCACGAATGCTTCGTGGAGGAGACTAAAAACCGAATGACTGATGAGGAATTTTTCTTGGTCAATGAAAACGCTAAGAGGATGTTTAAATATAACAGAAAAAGAGCATAGCGGTTACTTAACCTATGAATAAATTAAACACAAACCAGCAAATTGCTGTAGACAACATTGACGGACCCGTAATGGTATTAGCTGGCCCAGGCACAGGTAAGACACAGGTGCTATCAGACCGTATCATTAAAATCATCGAAGAGACAGATACGAGCCCTTACAATATTCTATGCTTAACATTCACGGATGCAGGTGTAGTAGCTATGAAGAAGAGATTACTAGAAAATCTCGGACCTATGGCTCATCATTTAAACATTTACACCTTCCACTCATTCTGCACAAGGGTTATCTATGAAAATCCTGACCTAATCGGGTTCAAAGATTTAGAGGCAGCGGACCAAATAGACATTACTCTAATAATCCGAGAGATTATAGATAGCCTACCTAAAGGACACAACCTTAGAAGAGTCTCGGTAAACCCATACTTTGACGAAAAAGCTTTAGCTGACCTCTTCCAAACACTTAAGATGGAAGATATGACTTCACTCAATGATCTGACTCAAAAGACTACTGAGTATATCAAAGACCTTCCAAACAAGCCAGAGTTTCAGTACAAGAGAAAATATAAAACCTTTAATGCTGGAGACCCCAAACCTGCTTTAATTAAGGATGAAACAGATAAGATGTTAAGGCTGCTAAGTGCTGCAGAGCTTTTGCCTAAGTATGACCAGATGCTCAGGCAAAAGAAACTTTACGATTTTGCAGATATGCTTATTTATGTATCTAAAGCATTCGATAGATACGAGTGGCTGCTCCGTAGATACCAAGAACAATTCCTTTATGTATTAGTGGATGAGTTCCAAGACACCAACGGTATGCAGTTCAAGCTAATCAACCAACTACTATCCTTTTGGGAAGAGCAAGCTAACATATTTACAGTTGGGGATGATGACCAATGCTTGTACCAATTTCAAGGTGCGAGACTAGAAAATCTTGTGCAGTTTGAAAATCAGTATCCGGATATTGTAAAGGTGAACCTAGATGTAAACTACAGGTCCAATCAGAATATAATCAATGCAGCTACGAATGTAATCTCTAACAATACCGAGAGACTTTCACAAGACAAGGAATTCAAAGCTCACAGTAAAGAAATCAAAAACGTAGAGTGCTTTCAGTACGAGTCATTAGAAGACGAATACACCGATGCTATCAGCTATGCTCAGCAGAGACTAGACAAAGGAGACTCGGTTGCCATCATATACAGCAAACATAGACAAGTAGAGCCTATTGTAAACGCATTAGAGGCGATGGGAGCTCCATACACGACTAAGAAGCGTAAAGATGGCTTAAACGACCCTATAATTGATTGTGTAATAAGTTTGTTGATATACTTCAACGACCCTATCAGATATGATGCAGTGTTGTATGGGATATTAAACTATCCTTTTATGGACATCACACCATTTGAGGCAGCGGAACTTTTCCAAAGTAAAAGAGTTCATAATGCGATAGAGGGCAATGAACATAAGATATTACTCCAGTTTATAGAGTCTTCTGAGGTTAGAATAAAAGAGTTTATAGAGTATGGCATCAACTACGCTCCTATATCCTCGCCCTTCACCTTCTATAAGTGGGTTGTTCATAATTCCGGGATGCTTCATTATTTCAAAGACCAAGACTATGCTCTATCTGTGCTAAAAACATTCGCAGATTTCATAGAAAATCAACAAAGCAAGAACCCGAGACTTACGATAAAGAAACTAATCAATATCATCATTGCTCTTCAAGAGAATAAGATAGCTATGCCTGTGCAAAGCATCGTTGCCAATGGTGGGATAAATCTATTATCGGCACACGGATCTAAAGGATTAGAGTTCGATACAGTCATAATGATTGATTGCACCAAGACTTGGGAGCCAGGAAGAGGAGGGAGTAAGTTTAAGTTCCCCGACAATATTACACTATCGGGAGAAGAGGCTAGCTTAGAGTTTAGCCGTAGAGCTTTCTACGTAGCTATGACTAGAGCTAAGAGTAGGTTAAGAATGTCTTACTCGGCAAAACACGGAGATAAAGACAAGAATCCTTCTCAGTTTATATCCGAATCAGAAGTAGAAATAACTAAAGCAAGCACATCTTCAGATAAAATAAGAAACTTTGTTCAGAATAGCCTTCAAGGATTGTCTACTATAAATGCTGCAGACATTAACGACCAGTACATAGCAGAAAACCTAGAAGACTTCACACTAAGCTTCTCGGCTATGTCTACTTACCAAAGGTGCCCTATCTCCTTCTACTATCAGTATGTGCTCAAAGTGCCTATTATAGAGAAGTCCCACCTAGAGTTTGGTAATGCTGTGCACTCTGGCTTAGAAATGTTCTACCGAGATATGCTTCGTAATAAGAAGAAATTCGGCAGCAAGTTAGATGTAATAAAGTACTTTAAAGAGTATATGACATCCAATGAGTTTAAATTCTCGTCAGTAGACTACCCTAGATATGTAGACAGAGGAGAAGAAGCATTAAACTCTTACATAAAAGAAATAGAACTCTCTACAACCGTAAGAGTAGAGCAGCATATTTCTAATTGTGAGATAGAAGGAGTTCCTGTAAAGGGCATAATAGACCTTTTGTCTTTCACATCAGATATAGATGTAGACATTACCGACTACAAAACGGGCAAGTACAAGAAAGAAAACTATGCCGAAGGAGACTCTGAGAACATTGGAGGGAAGCACTGGAGACAAGCTAATTTTTACTTCGCTCTTCTCTTTGCTCAGTCCAAAGAGAATTGGGTGCCAAAGTCGTGTACTTTCAGTTATGTAGAGCCTACAGATAAAGGGCATAAAAATGTCACTATAGAGAATGACAGCCAAGGTCTACACATCATACGTAATCAAATAAAACAAACATATAAATCAATTCAAAACCAAGAGTTCTCTACCGGATGCGGAGAAGAGAACTGTCAATGGTGCAACTTACAAAACATTAAAAATTTATAAAACAATGGAACAGAAAATTCAAGAGCTTAAGAAGCTGAGATTAGCTCACTTAGCAGCACTAGAGTACGATTACTGCCCTTCGGCCGAAGAAGCAAGCAATATCATCAAAGAATTAGAAGGATTCGATGATATAGGAGTTGATGATCTAGGGAAAATTCTTACAAAGAATGAGGGGGCTAGTGCATCAAATATAGAAGAAGAAGTATTTTTAATAATAAAAGATTTATAAAACAATGAGCAGAAAAGACGAATTTAATCAAGTAGAGAACCCAACTAGCATATATGCCGAGTGGAGCACTCCAAACAAAAGCCTAGTCTACTATGACAAGGAGAAGAAAGAAAACAAGGCCATTAAGAACGGCACAAGGTTCTTAGTACTTAAAGAAACCGTATGTATCAAAGGATGGGACAACAACTCTGAATCTAGTATTTGGTCTAACGAGGTGCTCTCTACAGTAGACACCCCACTAGTGGTAAAAAGCCACAAGGGAGGAGAGCTTGCAAGGGGATTGTATGCCGACATTAGAGAGTCTATAGTAAACAAAGGTGCTAAGTACACTAAGAATGTTTACTGTATGACCGAAAAGGGTTCTATCGTTTGCTTGCAAATGTACGGAGCTGCTATAGGTGCTTGGATGGAGTTTACCCAAAAGACTCGTAAAAGATTGGCTGACGAGTGGTTTGTAATAGGGAGCACTGAGGATCGTAAGCAGGGAAGTGTCAATTACGTTGTTCCTGTGTTCGAGTTCCAGTCTAGCTTAAGTGATGAGCAAGACACTAAGTCTGAAGAGCAATACGAAATCCTAAAAACATTCCTAGAAGCTAAGCTAAAGCGTCCCTTAAAGGAAGACACGCCAGCAGGAGAACAAGAGATGCCCAAGTCAGAAGAAGCTGCAGCGGTAGAGATGATAGCGTCTATTGTTGAAGATGGAGACGACGATTTACCTTTTTAACATAAATTAATTTCAAATAATGAACGGAAAAACAGCAAGAAAGCTTCGTAAAGAAGCTGAAGAAGAGACAGTGGGGTTAGACAAACAGACCACTCGAAAATTGTATAGGAAGAAGAAAAAAAACTATCGAACAAAAACCTAAACCTATAGGGCAATTAACTAAAACCAAACCCAGAAACAAGTCGGAAGATGTTTGTCTGGGATTTTTTGGTGCCAATAATGAGAAAAGGAAGTATAAAGATCAATAATTCGATACAAGACACATTTGTCTTTACTAAACCTCAGTATTTATACTGGTGGACCTTAATCAAATTTGAGAGCCACAAGCTCGGCAGAACCTACATGGTAGGGAATGAGCAAAAGGAATTAGCCAAAGGGCAGCTATGTATGTCTTACAGAGGGTATGGTCAACTCCTAAATTGTACCGACAAAACTGCCAAAAACTTCATCGAAAAACTCCAAGAAGCAGGGCTGATAAAAACGCAAGACTCCGCACATAACTCCGCACACAACTCCGCACCTACGAAGCTAGTATTTACGGGCGATTACGCTGGTTTTTTGAAGGCACACTCCGCACATAACTCCGCACTTATCTCCGCACCCTATTGTGTAGATGTAGACGGTAAAGAATATACCGAAGAAGAACTGTATGAGAAGTACAAGAAATTCGTTTCCTACTTTGTCAAAGAAACGGGGAATACTTATGCGGCAAAAAAGGAAGACCTTAAAAATTTTAAATATTGGTTAGGGCATTACACTAACAGACAGATAGCTCAAGCCGTCAAAAATTTTGACGACACTTTTTGGGCAGATGACCTTACTCCTCAGCTATTATTCAGACAAAAGAGTCGGAATCAAGACTCCGTAGACTACATAGGGCAACTACTCAACCATAAACCAAAACAGAAAGAACTTGTATGATAAAGAAAAGCTCAGAGATACTGGATGAGTTAATGAACCTTCAGAAGAATGGGTTGCCTCCAGGCTTTAATGTTGGGCATACTGAATTAGATAAGCACATCAAGTTTGTCAAAGGTGGGTGCACAGACATTACCGGATACCCTTTTTACGGTAAATCTATCGTAGCCAAGGAGTTTATGGTGGGTCTTGCACTGAATCACAACTGGAAGTTTCTAGCATATATGGCCGATGATGGTTCAGATGTAGAAGTACTAAGTAACCTAATGCAGAAGATAACGGGAAAGACTTTTATAAGGGGCAGGCAAAATTCTATATCAGAAAAAGAAATAACCAAGATGTATATGAATCTTACCAATACATTCAAGTTTGTCTCAGGGGTCAACAAGATGGAACCAATGGAGTTTTGGGAGCTAGGGAAAGAACTCGGTGTAGATGCCACAATGATAGATAGCTGGAACTACATGCTCCACAAAGGAGAGCCTACAGACCCAAAGTATCTAAGAACAATACTCTCGGATAGAAACGTATTTATGGAGTCTAACAAAATGCACTCCTTCACCATTATACATCCTAAAAATCCCGACCCTAAAGCAAACAAAGACGGAGTAATATCAAGACCTACAGTATACAGTATGATGGGAGGTAGTGAGTGGAATAACAATGGGCGAAACATCATAGTTATACATAAAAACAGCAAGGAACACCATCAGCCATATCAAGTGCATATCGACAAGGTAAAACCTAAACACTATGGAGAAGTTGGTTGTGCTACACTATGGCTAGATTGGGAGAAGCAAAAGTTCTATACCAGAGAATCTGCAGATGGAGATGTCCTTACTCGTAAAACATACGCCTATGGAGAAAATAAGGAAGAGATAATCAAAGATCCTATGAGTGATATTCAATTTAATGTAGAAGATAACGAGCCATTTTAGATATGAAAGGACCAAAATCAGACAAAGAAATAAAAGAATTGATCGCCGGGTTTGAATCGCCAATCAGGAAGGCTAAGAAAGTTATATCCTTTATGCGTGGAAAAATTACTAGGCTTAAGTTGTCGGGATCAGCCAATCTTAAAGCAATGGAAAGAGTCGAGACACTTGAAGCTTTAGTTCACTACACATCTCATATAAAAGCAGAGATAAACGAGTCTAATGACAACGTAGCCCGATGGTTTATGGCTTACGGTGAACTAAATAAGAAATATAAAAAAAAATGTGTCGAATTAAGCATCCTAGAAAAAATCAGTGAAATAGGTATGGATGAAGTTAGAAAGGACTTGGACAATTACTGGGATGAAAAAGAGAAAAAGAGTCAAATTTTTAAAACAAACCAACAATGAGTAAAGCACAACAACCAATACAGAAAGAACTATTACTCTATCTCCTTTTAGCACAAGCAGAGGGGATAGCAGCCGAGATAGGAGTGGGTAATTCCTTAAAAAAATCTATTCGATCTATGAAAAGCTACGTAGAAAAAGAAGATGACAAGCTCAATCAAACAAAAGTAGGTGGAGTTATAAGCGAAGTAGCTAATTTTAACTTCACCAGAATAGTAGAAGGAATTACCAATGAAGTAATATTCACTGATAAAGGAGAAATAAAAATAGTCATCTAACCCACAGAAGACTCCTCAACCCTAGCATCAGCCATCTGGTCTATCATCTTCTTACGTCTGTACTCTCTTACCTCTATATCAGAGAGTGCAGTTTGTTTCTTAATCTCCAAATCTACCTCTTGCTGCTTCATCTCTAGTAGCCTTTGATCTCGCTGCTGCTCTTTCACAGATTTCATCTCTTCTAGCTCCTTATTCTCTTTACCTTGTATCGCTATCATTCGCTCCTTCTGCTCATTCTCCATACGTAGCTTCTCAGCTTTTCTATGGTCCATCATCACTAGAGCTTCCTCTATACGGCCATCTTGAGCCAGTTCAGAGAGTAAATGATACTCTACCATATCTATAGCACCCGTTTCTACGGCTCTACCAGCACGTTCTTCAAACTTAGCTATCATTTCCTCAGTAGGCATCACTTTCACCGTCACACCTAGCTGCTTCAAGGTCATATCCTTAGTAAGTTCCAGATACTCCATACCACTACCGTCTGCTATTGGATAATAAGCATCGTAGCTTTGCTGGCTACTAGTCACCGCAAGCTGCACTCGTAGAGCACAGTTCTCAGCAGTTTCCTTCTTCACCCACTTATAGGCATCATATATCTCATTCAGAGCATTGTTGCTACTTTGAGCAGCAAGACCAGCTTGACGTGCAGTTACCTCTGGATTAGGACTACTACCATCTACTATCTCATTTAGTCCGGTAAGGTTTCTAATCGTATCTAACTCGCTAGATATTAGAGAAAGTAATTCTTGCCCAAAAGAGCCGATACCACCTTGAAGTTCTTTTATAGGGATACCACTACCCCCGTATCGGTTATCCGAAAAGGCCCCAGAGTTATTATGAGTAGTAAATACTAAGTCCCCTGTAGATCGTTTAAGACGGAGCACTTCCAAAGGCTTAGCTTTACTTCCTGCAAGCTTCATTCCTTGCAGAGAGTTGTATTCTATCGCTAGTCCAGGATCATCCGCATTTGCTACGAGGTTTTGCAACCTTAGCTGGTATAATCTTATGGAATCTATACTGCCCTTACACATCTCCACTAGACTAGGCTTGTAGGATCTGTATACGTGAAAACTTGGTTTTATCTCACTTGCAGAAGGTCTAGGTATGTCGTACTGTTGTCCTGTGTCAAATATAGCATCCGACCCGATCAACCATTTACCTCTGTATACATTTTTAAAAGTCTCTACCTCAGTCTTCCTCAGAGGGGTCTTACGCACTTTGCCGTAATCTTTACCCTTCTCATTATATACTTTTTTCTTCCCCTCCTTAGACTTTATGGTGATGTAGTTCTTATCTACAGTCACTTGCTCAAAGTCCATTACATCTATAGTTACAGAGCCATAATCATCCATCCAGTTCTGATCAAAACGATAATTATTATTAGACCCATCAAAAGTGCTGCCGTTGCTTTTTAATATCTTATCCCAATCCTCTCGCTTATAGTTCTTAAACTCATCCTCTTGCATAAGATCCGTTATACTATAAGGGACTATCTCAAAGAAATACTCACTACTATTTGAGCCTTTAGCTCTGTTATGACTAGAACAAAATTTAGCTATATTCACATAACGTATTTTTACTTTACCAGTAGACTTACAAGTGTAGTCCTTAGAGCACATTATGGCGTTCTCTACAAAATCTTGAATAAGCTTTCTCTTTGTTTCGTACCAATTGCTTTGATCAAATATGGCTTTATTCAGCTTCTTATGAACTATTTCCCCCTCTATCTTGAATCCCCCTAGTTTGTGAGCTATGCTTCGCTCTTGACTAGCAGAAGGTCTCAGTACAGGGATTTCTCCTTCTGGGTTTAGACTGAGACCTTCTCTTAGCCTCATCTCTACCTCCTTCTTTAGTCGGTAGTGAGCAGCATCTTTGTCTATCGCAGTTATATCTACCTTATGATTTATCTGAAGATATTTATTCACAGCGATAGCTACGAACTTAGGAAGAAATGACATTCTACCCCAATCCAAGTTCTCAAACATTTTAGCTTGAAGCTTTCTGTTTTCGACACCTTTATTATCCCCTTTTAAGAGAGGCTTAAATTTACTAGAGTCCTCCTTACCAGCCGCATACCTTCGGTTTTCATTAATCCTAGCCACGTCAGACAATCCATATAACGACTTGCCATCTTTATATTCTGAATACATCCACTTAGCCGAAGTAAGAAGCCAAGGTTTTTGTCTCTTTTTCTCTGGAGACACATTATGATCAGGCTCTTTAAGGCGAACTTTCGGTGTGTTCATATTTTTACAAAAATAGCACAGAATAACAACATATATTTGTTATTTACAACATTGTTACAATGGACGCTGACGTAATAATCAAAGAAGTTTACACTAAACCCGAATTTATTCAGAAAATAGCCCAATCTTTCTCCAATATGGATGAAAGAAAAGTCTCTGACATAATGAGATACAATGTGCTAACTGTCAGGCAAGTAACCTCTGTTACAGGGCTTTCTGTAAACGACATTTGGTGTTTAATCAGAAAAAAGAAACTAGTAAGGTGTGCCCCCTTCAGGAGTCATGACAGTAAGCCAGAGTCGGTATTTGTACTTAGAGACAAGACCCTAGAAGAATTTATTGAAGAAGAGCTGGACGCTTAAATGTCACTAAAGGATTCTTTTATCTTTGACTATACTTTTTGTATGCCTTACGCATTTTAATATCGTAATTGTTTTTACGATACTCTGGACCATTGTACATGTAAGCAAACCTAGACCAATCTAACTCCTGCAACTCGTCTTGCAGTCCTGCACTTATTATAAATCGAACAAACGCTTGCAACTGCCTCCCCTCGCTTATTGCCATATCATTCGCCATTTCTACAGCCGAGGCATATCCACACTTAGCGTGATTAAAGCCCATTATCTGGAACATACCCCAACTTGCAGACTTAGCAGCCGCCTCTTGGTCTAAGAAACTAGCCTCTACAAGTCTTTCGTATTGGTTCATACCATAATATTTACGAGTCCATCTATAATGGCTCAGGTGCGGGTATTTTTTAGCATACTTCCCTTTAGTGAGCTTATGGAACCAATGCCCCTCAAACAATATTTTCGGGCGACCTAATTTATCAAAACCTCCTCCACGACTTTCTACCTCAGCAACAGCTCTTATTACCGCCACATCAACTTGCAGTAGATTAGCGGCCAGTGTAAAGTCTCTCGAGGTTAGCCCCTTACTCATCTTCTTTGCTATCTATAGATTCTAACTTAAACTTACCTATTTGGATAGTCAGGATCTTATGCAGTGGTTTAAATACCATTTTACTCAATGTTGAAGTGCTGTCAATTTCGTTCAAGTTCTCCAAAACACTAACCACTTCAACATATATCAAAAGTATAATTATAGCCGAGCTTAGGAAATCCACAATAGGGACCAGATTAGAATAAGGTGACTTACCAACCACATTCATCATTATAAAAACAATAATTATAGCTCCGAAATATTGAATAAACTTCAACACAGTCTTACGCAAAGCACCGCTAGTTCTAGCTTTCCTCAAGACTACAGCCTTGGTAAATCCAAAGATGAAATCCAAAAGCATAGATAACCCAAGCCATATTAATAAGTGAAGGTCAGGCACAGAGTCCGGGCTTATCAGGTTTCCAAGAGACAGTCCTACTGTCCCTGTTATCGACATAAATATTGCCGTAGAGGTTATTTTCATTTTAAGTTAAATTTATAATTACAGTGTATTAGATCCCAAGGGACATAGCTGTCCTCTGGCATTATGCATTCTTTTTTCATCTGGTAAAGTGTAGTGGTATCACTACTAAGTAAGACCACCTGTAAGTGTTTTACACTATCCACATACCACTCCTTTACATCTTGTATAAAATATTCAGCTCGGTGATCAGTGTTGTCTACCACCCAGATAGGGTAGCTAAAAAACTTGTTCTCATCATTATGGAACTTAGTCGTCTCTTTGTGTTTCATAAAACTACTCAAAGGGTAATAGTGGTCATTTATATCCTCTACTGATTCTACAGGTGATTCCGAAGCGTACTGAGGCTTCTGAACACAACTTACTGCTAAAATACCTATGGAAGTCAAAACTAAAAGCAATACTATTAGCGTATTGATGGGATTTTTATTGATTGATATATTCATATTATGATATTAATTCTTGGTTAATTTCTTTGCCTCGCTCTACTCCTAGGTAAAACATCTTACTCATCGCTTCTTTGCTGAAATCTAGTAGACTACCAGTGATATTAGGTGGTAGGTAAAAAATGTCTGAGGATAATGGCAACTTATCCAAATCGCCTTTCTTAGCCTGTGTGCTGATAGTGAAAAATTGATTTAAAAGTCGCTTTATGTCCTGGTCTTCTCGGATATACTCTACCCTCTTATCTTTATGCTCGTGCAAGTACACATCTATAGGGTATGCACTCATTTCGGCTATTTTTCCTGTGGGGGTACTCTCACCTGCTCCACCGTCTGAGTGACGTATTATACCGTAGTCTATCTTATCGTTAGTATACTGAGGTATGTGTACAGGTTTAGCAAACTGTGGTATCGCACAACTGCCTACTACGGCTAGTGTGAAATTCTCATAATCATAATCATCGCTACAGTGGTACACTATACCTATGTTGGTATGACTATCTATACTAGTAGTGACGTAGCACCTACGGCCACTTGCTTGCAGTGCTAGGTGATCTGCTTTTGTATAGTATTTTCTAAGTGTTTTTAGTAGCGGTTTGCTTATATCTGTCAAGTAAGATTTGCCCGTTATCTTATTGTATATAGACGCTACCTTAAAACGAAAGTTAAGCTCACCTTTTCTGTTGAATGGATTATAACCATACATCAGTGAGTTAGACATGTTTAAAATGGCATCGTCCATCACATCCCATAACTGAGCTGCACATAGTACCGCTTCTATGCTCCCAGTACTCGTACCTGCGGTTATTATATAGTTTGGCCTAGTCACATATAGTTGACCTCCGTAGTATCCTATTCTGTTTGCTCCGCCACCAAAAAATCCGCTTCTGTATGGTTTGTCAGAATTGTCTATAGGCGTAAAACTTAGATCGGGATGATTGCCCGGTACGCTTTTATGTATGGAGTAGGTGGTTTTCATATTACTATTCTTGTATCACATTTCCGCTAAAGTCTTTTATCTCTCCTATAGTAGAGCCATTCACTTGGCCGAGCCAATTTTTTATGTATAAGCTCCCTCCTGTAGTATTGCTAAATATGAGCGTAGTAGGGTCGCCATCATCATAAGCGGAGCACCCCCATAGCCACATACCGTCATTAGCTCCTGTGGCTAAAGCACCATCATTCCAAAAGCAAGCTCTTGGGCTTGCTGTGCCTGTAGGATTACCTGCGGTCACATTCAGATTAACAGATACACTACCTAGTACATCTGCTACTACCGCCCCATTGCAGTCACTCATTATAGAATTAGTACGTAGTATGTGAATATTATCGTGGCAGCTGCTCGCATTTTCTGATGTGCCTAGTGCGGGCTGATTGTCAAAAGGAACTACACCGAAGAAGTGACCAGTACAGTCATTTTCATATACAGTCATATACTCGCCCTTAGTTCCTGTGGTTATGAAGCTATGATAATTGAACCCATCACTCGCACAGTACTTGCTATGACAGTTATCAAATACGCTAATCTCCGCATCATAGATTTGAAAACCATTTGAATTGCCACCAAAGGCGGTGCAATTTCTTAATCCCAATCGTACATTATTTACTGCTATAGTCTGAGGTCTATATCTGAATACGGCTTTTTTAGCAGTTCCAAGATTAGAAGTGAATCCAATATTTTCTAGCAGTATAGTAGCATCCGACACGCTACTCTGTATCTCAAAGTCGTACGGACTTCTATTGCTTATCCATCCATCGTAAGGGTCTGGAATACGTCCATCTATCATGTGTACGGTAAGCGTGTTACCTGTGGCCCAATGAAAAGTACCTGGAGTGCTTATGCATTCCGCCTGAGTAGCCACATACTTGATAGGCATAGGTATACCTTTATCGTCTACATAGTTGCCATCAAACTGTGATCTGAGCTGTATAGCGTTTCCATTGGTAGATACATAAGCCCCACCGTTTGCGGTCCAAGCAAAATTGGCTGCACTTAGGTTTTCATTCATCCCAGAGAATAATGTTCTACCAGTGTTAGCATAAGCACCTTCACCTATTAGCTTTACAGAACCATCAAATATTTTGTCTATAAAGTTGCTCCCATTTATTCCGTAAAAATCATCCTCTAAATGAACCACCGCTGGGTAGGTAATATTGGCCACCATAAAATCAAATGTCTTATAAGCTGCTGCACTGGATAGACCAGTATTGGCGTTGTTTCCTGTGGTAAAATTTACATAGTAATGGGTAGCATCTTGCCAAGCAGTATCTAACCTGTCATAAGGATTAGTCTTAAACTGTATTTTGCTACCATCTGAAAATGGCTCTACATTGGCAAGGTTATTAAACTCTGTAGGTAGCTCTACGTTGCCTACTGGCAGTCTATTTACACTTACTCGATTGAGTGGTGTAGTGTCCGCTAGTGCTACATCTATGATACCTGTCTCAGCATCATAGAAGAATAACGTATCATTTCTTACGAAGTGGTAATCACGCTCTACATTGGCTGCACCATTGCGAGCAGTTTTACTTTCTATGCTTGGAGTTTGGCTGCAAGCAAATAGGCTTGCAAATAGTATAAGTATGGTAAATTTTCTCATTATCTTCTGATGTATAAAGTCGGGTCTCCTATGATGTAATACTTCACTCTACTAAAAAGTGCGTGTGCAGCATTAGCGGCTGCGTGTGTGGCATACTCTGGTATGGCTCTAGTCTCTTGCTCGTATATTTCAGAAACAGTTTTGCCGTGGTTTGTCAATATAGTCTGTAGGTCTATTCCCTCACAGTACTGCTCATACATCTCATATCCTTTTTGGTGTATAACATCCACTATCTCTAGGCTTAGTACAAACTGTAGTGCATTGTTAGATGTTTCTAATACCTCCACATCAAAATAGTATCTACCGCTATCTGCATCATAAGATATAGGAGTAACATTAAGATAACCTTGTCTAAAATCGTCTGACTCATCAACACTTGTGCCTATGTCAGAGTATACTTTGTAATATTCTCTATCGGCAGATGCGTAGGTTGTATTATTAAGACTCCTGCCTTCATTGGTTCCAAGTTTCACAACTATCTCAGCATCTTTGTCGAATATGCCAGACCTGTTATAGACATTGAATGTAGCTTTTACATGAAAATCGGATATAATACCCAAATAAGACTCCGAGCCCAAGTATATGCGTATTGCATCAAAATCGGGGTCTGTAGAAAGCCTAGCATTATTATACCACAAATTCGTAGTTACAGTGCTACCTTGTAGTATAGGAGTAGACTTGGCTACCTTCCCTTCAAAATCTGTGTCTCTCCATATCCCTGCACCATTCACATAATTGAACGGTAATGTAAGTCCACCATCGTCAAACTGGTACAATCTCAAAAATCCGTCACTTGTTAGGTCCATCAAATCGTACCTTCCGTGGTCAGTTGTGAGACTATCAATATGTTCGTTATCTACATCTATAGCCTTAGTGTCGCTGCTATCTCCTTCTGCTAGTATGTATAAGCCTCCATTGTCTGACGGCATATTTGCCCAGTCGTAATCACCAGCCAGTATACTTACATTTTGTCCTGTAGCTATACCTTCAGGGAGTGTCACTTCATTGGTTTTTAGCAAGTACTCCTGAGTTCTCCACGGACTCCACTCGCTTATACTGTAGCTGTCTAGCTGACAGTTGGCATCTATAAATCTTATCTTGTAGCCGACAGTGTCACTAGCTGCCTGACTCGTATTAGCAAATCTGAAAGTAATAGGAGTAACATCTTGTATTCCCTGGAATGGGCAAGTACTAGCATCACCGCTTTTGAAAGGGATTCTATCTACTCCTCCTGCTCCATTGGTATAGATTAGTGTATCGCCATTAGCTGAGGTATCTAAGCTGCCCAGTTCATTAGTAACGTCTGTATCAAGGTCATTGATGATATGATTGGTAATAAAATCTCTCAATACACTCGCAGAGTCTGATATGGTCTGTGTGTTTAAATTTATACGATTACTAAGGCTCGTAGTATCTACTTGACTTGTGATATAACTAGCCAACATAGCTGCCGTATCACTTATACTTAGCTTGCTGTTTATACGATTACTTAGACTCGCGGTATCTATGGTACTGGTATCGTACGCTACCGCATATCTGCTACCTGCATCTGTTATCACTAGGCTATCACCTGTGGCATTTAGCACAAATCCCATGTTGTATTCATTAGTAGGGTCTGTATCTAAATCTGAGTCTATATGCGACTTAGTATATGCTCTTAGTGTGGCTGCTGTATCTATAATGGACTGCAGATTACGATTGATACGATTACTCAGACTAGTGGTATCTATGGCAGTGCCGCATGCATTATCTATGTACTCGGTATGTATGAGCATATTTGTGGCTACGTCAAAGTACTCCAACACCACGCTATCATTCTCACATCTATTTTCTAGTCGTGTGTAGTGCTGCCTGCCATTAGGTCCTGTGACTACATAAGCTCCTTGCACTCTAGCTCCTGTAGCATCTCTAGCAGGAAATATCTGTTTTATTTTCTGGGCAAAACCCTGATAAGCTAGTAGTACTAATAGTATGGATAATATTCTTTTCATTATATGGTAAATGGTACTGATTGTGTAACTGTCTGCGTAAATTCTATGGTAAAGTCGCTAGGGTCTGCAGCTGTACCTTGGGCATTTGTAAATGTGATCGTGATGTCGTTCACATTATACGCTATGCTATACGGCTGATCAGTGAGTACATTATTCTCATAAACGCTTTTTACATTACTAGCAACTCCATTAGCTGCTAGTATAGGGAATACAAGTACGGTCTGTCCTGCCACTCCATTTAACTCACTTGTGAAATCTTCTTTCACGGGAATCTGAGCCGTACCGGTAAGTCCGCTACCCGCTACGGTCATTTTCTTTTTGCAGCATTTTTTGCCTACTCCTGTATTTTTAAATCCCATTATGGTAATCGTTTTAGTATGCTTTGTTTAGTAGTGAAAGTTATCTCCGGGTCTGGGTGCACATCCGTGTCCAAGTATGCTATGATAGTAGCATCAGTCTCATTATTGATAGCATCTTTAAAAGCCTGTGGATCTCCGAGCAACCATTTCTGTACGGCATCTATGTAGTGATCTAATATGGCATTTACCATATTTTCTATAGGAGTACCCTTTGCCGCTTTACGCAAGTAGTTGTACGATGTCTTGTACCTGCTCTGCCACAGTGTCTCTTCATTACGTACTAAGTCGTAGCTTATCTTTTCACAGTACACAGTGCCATCCTCATTGTACACTTTCATGTGATTCTTTATCTGAGTAAGCACACCGTCTACTTCTACATCCTCAAAATCTATTGATACCGCTACTTGACTTGTTTGGGCTTCATCTACAAATAAAAACTCTTGTCTGTACTTAGCACCTATGCTAGTTTTTTTAGACTCTGGTTTTTGGAGACCTATTTTCTTAAAATCAAGAGCCATAAGACCTTCGGTGTCATTTGTATCAAACTGTATGAGAGACGGTAATTGTTCTATCCAGGTCATTACTCAAAAATGTATAATTGGTTAGTGTACGAGTGGCAGTTCTTTATCTTGCTAGTGCTAGATAATATCACCATATCACCCTTTTTAAACTCAAAATCTATCGTATGCACAGACATGGCTAATTTTCTGTGCTTGCTTGCTATTTCCTTAGTGATAAACTCGCCCGCTTTTTGGAACTTACCGTCACGCTTCACATCGATACGATATGTGTAGTCTTTACCACCTTTGTGGTTTCTACGCTCACCTAGATGTATGGTTAGTTTATTACTATCCTTAGCTAGCACTTTACCATTCTCATAATCTGCGAGTAGGGTAGGAGTAGACTTGTTACCAAAGTACTGATTAAAGTATGGATACTGTATCCCTCTACTTCTATGCACTCCACGCCATTGGTTTTTATAATGATACATAAGTGGAGAAATAGAGAATGTCTCCACGCTTTTCATAGCGTTAAACTCTAGTATATTTTCACCTTCTGGGGCTGGGCCATCGGTGAATAGAGTCATTGTATTTACATCTATAAATAGTCTTACCATTACTGCGTTATCACTTTTATATTCTCTACCTTAAATACTCTGTAACCTATGAAGGTAACAAAGAAGTTAGCTATGTCATACACTCCCGTATGAGACTGTATAGAGTTACCGTTTATGAATGTTTCCATAGTAGTAGTGGTGAGCTCTATTTTTATCTGATCTCCTTCGGCAAATGTGTCTGCATTGCTACCGCCACCGTTATTGTAAATAGTAGCCGTAGTACCCGCAGATACATATATTCTAGGGCTACCACTACGTGCGGTACTATTGTCTCCATTTAGCTTAATGTGGCAGTACGCATTACTCGCATCATTCAGTTCTACTATGTCAAACTGAATGATAGCCTTAGTAGGTGCATTAAAAGCCCCGCCAAAGTATGCGTGCTCATTCCATCCATCACCAGTATTGTTCTCACATAGGAAACCTCCATCTGTGACTACTACATCATTATTGGCCGCTGCTGGTACACTCCATAGCTCCACGCCTGCACCTGCTACCTGTGGTGTATACACTACTATATTATCTGATACTACAGTGTGGCTAAATGTATTGCCATCTCCATCTGTGAGTACTAGATCATAGTTCTGTATGGTAGCATCTGCGGTAATATCTAGTATGAGCGTAGAAAACGTCTGAGACACTAAAGATACGCTGCCACCGCCTGTAGTCTGTCCTACAAAAGTGTATGACACTATGTAGTCCATAAAATTACCTCTTATGATAATCTGCTCGGTGCTAGATATAGCCATAAGGTCTACACCATAGCTCACCACTTCTACAGACGGCTTATATACAGCAGCCTTTATCGCCTTTAGGTAAGGCGTGATAAGTTGTCTAAACTTCGTTTTGTAGCTAAATACTGGCAATTCTTATGCTGCTGCGTAATCTGCTTGTGCTTCTCCGTCTGTAATATCTACGGCAAAATCTGCTGATCTGGTAACTTCGCTAGAGTTTTCCTCTGGTGCTGCTGCTAAAAACTTCTGTGCTGCGTCTCCGCCTATCTTGGCAAATGCTGCAAATAGCTGAACTATGCTCATAGCCTTGTCTGTAGCTGTACCTGTAGTCACGTCTGCTGCACTACCAAATATTTCTGATACTATCTCCGTGAATGAAGATATGTCTGCGGCAAATCCCCATGCAGTACCATTCCAGGAGTAGATACCACTCTCGTTGGTACCATCATCACTAGTAAGTATGGCCCAGTCGCCATTGTCTACATCTGTGGTGGGGAATGCTGCTACTGTAGCTTCGCTAGCTACTAGTGTACCTTCTACTGCTCCTATGCGTGCTTTTATCTCCTTGAGATACGGTGCTAAGAGTGCTCTAAATTGTGCTTTAAAATCAAATATTGCCATTGTGTTTATGTATTATGCGTTGTTAAAATCTTGTGTGGCTTCTATGCCTGTTATTATTACTGTGTTAGCGTTTTCTAGTTCGTCTTCTATTTCTTCTAAAGTGTCACCCTCTGTACTAGCACCTGCTACTATTTCGGCTTTTAGCTCGGCTTTCACCTCTGACTTTAGTGTGGCTATCTCTGTTGGGCTTAGTGTCCCACTACCTGATATGTTTATGCTCGTTCCCATTTTATGAACTATTTCCTATAAATCCTGTTGTTACTGACATTATACTTATATTTAATTCATTATTGCAGTGAAAGTAATATCAACAAACATATCTACGTCATTGTCGTTATCTCTGTTTATAGAAATTGTATTAGTGCTATCTCTTTTAACAAAACACATACGATTAGCAAAATCTCCACTTCCTAATGAACTACCTATACCTTGTACAGATACTACGTCCTTAGCACCTGTTACTTCGAATGTAATTTCTCCATCATTGTCTAAGTACATTCTAAGTGAATAATACCTTTTATTCCCCTCTTGTACATAGGATGCGAAATCACTGTTCCAATTAAAATCTAAATTCCCAGGACTAGTAGATGTGTTTACACTCCATGTTGTTCCAGATAATTGATTAAGTGTTGATAATACTGAAACCCCAGTTACTTCACTAACAGTAGCAGGTTCAAATCGACTAGTTGTACTATTCCATACTCCAAAATCACCATCAGACCAGTTTGCTTGTGATGCTGTAGGTAAGTCATTAGTATTGACTACTGTTTTTTGTGCTTTTATACCTACAATACGTACCGCAACAAGACTTATATCTCCAATAACAGTTCCGTTTTCACCAAATCCACTTACGACCGAGTTGTCATTGGTAATGTTAAAGAAGACATTTGCATTTGTGGTTCCTTCACCATCAACTCGAACTCGTATACCCGAAGTCTTGCCAGCAGCGTCAAAAAACTTTGCGTTTACAGTCTCAGAACCAGCAAGAATTGTTCCCGTTGCTGTAGGTAGCTCCCAAACTTCAAAGCGAATTTTGTCGTAGATTGCACTCAAAGATGTGTACGCTTGTCCAATATCAATTGATGCTGCACTCAATCCACCAGTAGAGCCATCAAACAACACAACTTCAACGTCCTCTACAGGTACTGCATCTGGCATTATTATTGACAAATCTGAAATCTTACGACACGTAACAATACCTACATGGTCATTTATTGCGTAAAAAGTAGGGTCGTAATTATCTCCAGTAGCTCCATTTTGTGAGTAAGCATTTAAGCTTAGTGTAGAGTTTGGTTGAACGTTGGATATTTTAAATGTTTGAGTTTCCTTATTTGTACCTCCATCATACTCAAATCCTGTAAAAGTTGGTGCTGCTCCATTTACTGAAATTCCCAAAGAGTAATCTTCTGACCAATCTGTACCTGAAAGCTTTACTTCAAGCTCAAAATCACCTCCTTTTATTGTTGTAAATTCTCCTGTTTCAGGGTCAGCTGATAAATCAGTACCTTTAATAATCGTACTAACTACTTGTTGATTTGTATTTGCATCAGAATTCCTAAATAATGGAGTACCTTTTCCACCGTTTTGATTTCCAAAGGTGTAAGGCTGTGATGAAGTAGCTTTAAGCTTTAATGATGCTGCTGATAGTTTCTGAGGTGTAACCATTCCTGCAAGTGTCTTTTCGTTGTAATTATCTACAATAGTGTAAAGCTGATAGGCACGGTTTGCCTGTCTTGTTTCTACGTCACCTGTAATGCTGTGACCGTCTGTAACATCACCAGGACTTGTTCCACCCGAATTAGGGAACCAAGTTGTAGAACCTCTCCAAAATGCCAAGTTATTACTAGTACCTATATCTTGAGTTCCACCACTGGTATTAGCTGAATACTTAATACCGTGACCTTGACCATTATTAACACTTAAACCATTAGCAGCGGTTGCATCTTGCTGAAATGTACCCTCTGAAGCCGCATTCCCTCCAAGATTACGCAGAATCATACCATCCACATTGGCTGGGAATACAATATCGTTACCAGAGACAAATTCAGGATACATTGCAGCCCATACAGGATAGTCTACTGCTCCATTGGTAACTGTCCCAGCCGACACAGGTAAGTAACCTTGTACAGTTGAACCTGACTTCGCATAGAAAAACTCACCTACTCGTGAGCTGGTAGATTGTGATTCGCCTACAACATTTACTACCCATCCACCTGTTACTTCATCAGCTCGGAATTGCGTACCTGCTGCGTAGTTAGAGAATAAGAATGTGCCGTCTGTTACTCCGTTTAGTGTTTCGCCTGCTTGTACTGCTAGCGTAGCTGTGTTACTTACATCTTCATTGGTGAATAATTTAACTAGCCCTGTACCTATTGCAGTAGATATTGGTAATGTTTCTGTAATAGCTCCTACACTTGAATTAATATAATTTGTTATTAACCCTTCTGATGGATTAATTACACAATCAGTTACTTCTAATAAATGGTCAAAACTAGTAGAACCTCCACCTGACCAAACGGAGAAATAGTACTCTACTCCTGCTTCCAACACTACATCTGTGTAAGTTTCTTCTGAAGAAGGGGCTATTATCCTATTTGCTTCACTTGTATAGACTACATCAACGGTTGGATTTGCTTGAGTAGGGATTGAGGTTGTAATTGTAAATGCGTTTGTCCCAGTATTAGCCCCTACATTATGCTTAATAGTGTAAGTACCGCTCTGAGTAAAAGTATACTTACCTACATTAATGTATTGCGGGCCAACTGCGTTTGATTGCGTAACGTCACCGTAGAACAATGGTCTATTAGGTACATCGCCTTTACCTAATACACCCCAAGTCCACACATTAGGATCATTAGTCGGATTACCTACGTACGTTTGCAGCCACTTCCTATCCGTATTGTAATAAGTATCTCCTATTTTAACATCCCCATCTACCTCTAGCTGCCTAATATTTAAGGCTGCTAGTGAGGGGAACCCTGTATTCTCTATTCTTAAATCTCTAAAGAAGAAATTGAATTGAGACTCCTTCATATTAGCGGGGCCTCCATTAGAGACTAAATCATTGTACTTTAAATCAGAAAATGTGGCTAGTGTACCCGGATTCAAAAATTTGCTATCTCCACCTAATTCAAATGATATTTTACCATCTAAAGCAGTTACTAATATATTTAAACCTATCTGTAGGTCTTGAGTATTTTGAGTATTGCCAACGTAAGATTGTCCAAATACATAAAACTCTTTGGTAGTATTGTTTGGAATACTTAATTGATCTAAGTGTGTAGAGCTATTCTTATTATCGGTTATCTTAAAGTATCCGTTTCTAACATTAGCGGCATTAGGAGTCCAGTCAAAAACCTGGCGTGTGTGATCCCCGTATAGTGGCTGGTTATCTTTTTCGTTATTAAATCCTGAAAGAGTAATATCTAACCTGTGACTATTAACTGTATTAGTTCCTCCGCTGAAAACGCCAATGTAATACTCTCCTTTAGGTATCGTTACTTGATATTCTTTTACAGGAGTTACACTTGTGACTCTATTGCCTGTAGAAGAAAATACGTCTGGATTAGCAATTCCATTAGCATCATCATCTAATGGGACGGTAGATATTCCAAATCCTGCCCCATTTGTAGTATTAATATCAAAAGCACTATGCCTTACAGTAATTGTTTGGTCGTGTGCTACTACAAATTTGCCAGCTTCTTTTCCGCTTATCGAACTTCCACCTGTATTAGCTGTTCTGCCAATATTATCAAATACTAAAGTGTATTCGTTTTTAACTAAAACTTTATCGTCAGTACCTATCTCTAGTAATTGGCCATTGTCTTCTGATATTGCACCTCCTGGTGTTTGGTATCTAACAAATACCTGAGTTCCATTCTTAGAAAAATAACCTTGAGAGCCTATTGGTATAGGTAGTGGGCTGCTGACACTATTAGTGATAGATCCATCAGCGTGAACTTGTGTAAAGTTGCCACTATTTCTAATTAATGTAAAGGTAGATGACGTTACGTGGAAATGGTACGCTTCTCCATCCTCAAAATCTTCTAACAGGTCATCTACATTTGCTGGATTAGAAAATACTATTGCATTTTGCTTGCCTGACCCTTTAGCCTCATTTACACTTAGCTTCGCATTTGCAAAATTAGCTGCATCTTCTGTAACGGTAATTATATCCCCCTTCTTAAAGGTATAAGATATAAAAGGCCCTCCATCAAATAGCTGAAACGAACCTTCTCCTTCTGCAATAAATTGAGTCCCTGCTTTAATGTCGGTAGGAGCACCGTCTATGTAAGCGTTGCCAGTAGTAGGTGCTGGGAATACTGTAAAATCATAATCTCCTGCATTGATCGTGCCTTTGTACAGTGCATCATCACCTCCGAAACTATCTCTACTAATGTATCTAAATCCACGAGGTTCTAGTGTATCCACCAATAGCACATTATTATGGTACTGTGTAGAGTCTGGGTAAGTGTATACGCTCTTTTTTATCTGAGCATTGGCCGTTACCGAAAGGAATGATATTAATATAAATAAAATCTTTTTCATTATACTGGTGTGGTTATGATGTCTCCGTTATTGTCTATAGTTAATTTTACTCGCTTGCTAGCATCTGGGCTTTCTAAAATAACACCTTCGCCCGGCACTATTATTTCTAGTGATGTCCCAGCATCTTCTGCAGCTGTGATTTCGTTCGTCAACACTCCTGTCACATATATTCGAGTTGCGTTTGTTGAATTATGTATGCTCATCTTATTGTCCTATTCTCGTTTCTGTGATAGTGATAGTAGCTCCTGTACTTGCTATCACTGGCAATGTTACAGCTGTGCTCAGGTCAAAATTGTCGTCTCCCCAACTAGCAGAGAATCCATCTACCAAAGGGACAGTGGATCCGTTACTACCTGTATACGTAGCTCCTGAACCTACTACCTTCACTGCAAATGAGCGAGTAAGTATGCTTGGGCTCCACGAGCCTCCGTTAGCAATCTCTACTAGATTGGCCTGCCACTTAGTAGCTACTCCTGCTTCATCATCTGGTGTGGCTGTACCTTGTACTACGTATGGTGTAGTGAGGAATCTATCTGTATAGTCGCCTACCTCTGTAGTGACTATAGCTCCATCTACCACCTTATGTACGAATCCTCTGTAGAATGCGGTGAGTACACCTGCATTATCATCTACAAAAGGCCATATCTCTAAGTTATCATTGCTACCACAGTCTGCTAGTGCTAGTGTGATACCTGTATAACCTGCGTATGGTGTAGCTGGTGCTGCTATAGCCTCGGTAACACCTTCGGCCACTTTCTCGTACCACACTACTTGGAATGTGCCGAGTTCTGTGTCTGTACCTGTACCTATATCTGTACCTGCTGCTGGGACTACAAACTCAAACGAGTTTCTGTACCCGTCAGTACTAGGGTCTAGTTGTGGTGCTGAGTGCAGTTTGCCATCTATGCAGTTTTCACCTGTGATGAATTGTACACCTGTACCATTTATCGTAATAGCAGCACCATACTTTGTATTAGGAAGTGCTGTAATGTCGTACCCTAAGTTACCCACTGGTATAGTGAGCGGATTTGCGGCATCTACAAATACGGACCTGGCTACTACACCAAATCGCTCTATCTCCAAGTCTGAGAACTCAAATGCTCCAGCATAAGGGTCTGTAATTGTACCATCCTCGTCTATCTTCACATATACAGTGCTTTCAGCACCCGTATTCTCATCACGAACCACCTTAATAAACACCTTACTTACCACATCTCCATTAGCATCTTTCACTACGCCCACATTCTGTAAATTAGTCTCCACTGGCTGTAGGATAGTAGGGGCAGGCACCCCGGCAACCGAAACTGAAAGACCAGACACGGCTTCTGCTAACTCTGCAGCAGTAGTAAAAGGGATAGTAGTAGTTACAGCATTTGCATCTATCCTAAACTCTTCGTGAGAGTGATTATGCGTTTTATCTGTAATTACAAAGCTGCCAAGTCTACCTGCGGTATCAGAAGCCGCTTCCCTTACGCTTATATTCTCATATTGGATATGTTTAGTGTTTTTCTTACGAGATCCACTAAGAAAATACTCAATAGTAATATGGGTTCCGGTATCGGTTAATGTTGTGTCTGGATATTGTACCATATCTAATAATCTTACACAAAAGTAGATTACAGATACAACATATATTTGTTATTACACTAAATATAGTGTATTTTATTTGAAATTGTCTTTTACATAGACAATAAGTTAACTTAAAGTCAGATTCACTAATCGTCTTCCTTAGCCCCCCCCCCCAGGTGATTGTAGTTAACCTCCATTTCTTCTGCGACATCTAACCTTAACCTCTTCGCCTCTCTTTTCATACTTCGCAATGCTCGACCTTTCTCAGTTTCACTCAGATACCCATTCTCCTGAAACTCTGTCCAATAAGATTGATTCTCTAGCCACTCCCCATATTTTATCTGAAACTGGGACTCAAAAACTCCTTTGAGATACTTGTTATTTTTAAGCCACTTAGGAATACTACTTGTCACCCCTTTTGGACTGTATTTTACCTCTGAATAATATTTTTTACCTTCTACACTTCTTTTAGGGCTGTCGTATGTAGATGTACCCATGCCTAGAATAGTCGCAACAGAATTTACCGTAGCTTGACCAACACTAGGATGTTTTAGCTCACCATCAAATGCCATCTTATATTCTCCGTAAATTTCCTCAATAACTATAGGTATAGCTACCGCCGTAAACGCCTCCCCTGCGTTTAATATGCTCCCATACGTGTCTATGCCAATGTCGGTTTTGTACTTTTCAGAAAAATCATACGCCATAAACGGCTTTCCTATAGCATCTTTTTTTTGTGCAAACATCAAACCTGCACTTATGCTTGGATGAAGTTTATACTGAATGAATTTTCCCCAAAGAGCAGGCAAGCTTGATTGGTTATACCCGTAAAAGTTAGGGTCATTTGTTTTATCCACTACTTCATAAGATTCTAACACCTTAAAAACTGTTTGAGATAATATCCTCAACACCTGTGCCTCCCCTGCTAAAACATCATACCTAGTATTGTTAATGACATTTTTCATAAAATCACTATCCCTAGGATCTTCCTCTTCGTCACCGCCTAACAAATAGCTCATTGCGGCCTTTATTACGGCGTATGTGCCCGCTAGCCTAATCCACTGCTTCATTATTTCCTTGTCCGCCTTGCTAGATTTACCTGTAACCAATCTTCGACCTGCTCTTAATGGAGCATTTAATGCTTGGAATCTGCTCACTGTGTACTTAGGAGCAAATAATATTTCGCTAGAATTATTTATTAAATGACCAAACTTAGAATCCGCATCTACTTTATTTTGGCCTCTACCAGTAGCTATATTCACCCATCTAGCAAATTCTGTTAGGTCTTTAATGTCTACATCTCCCGTTTTGTAATGTTTAGTCAAATAAGTGTCAAACATTTCTACTCTAAGCAGGTTAAGCACTGTACTCATGTGATTTTCAGAACCCTTAACCACAAGTCTTAATCCAGGGATTTTTTTTGCCCAATCACTTTGGAAAAACTCCTCAGATTGGGATGTTCCTGGGTGGGTCAGCTCTAATCCAGCCATTTCTCGATAAGTATGATTAGTCTCGTTAATCATACCTTGATATATAGCCTCTGTTTTTTCTGAATTAACATTAACCAATGCCTTTACAAAAAAATCAAATCTCCCGGTTAGTAGCATTGCAAATGCTCCTTGCCTTAATGTCCCAGATAAATCGGCTGTAGCTTTCATTGTCCTAGTCACATTCCATATATCCGAAGCTATTTGAGTAGACGTTTTCTTATGCTTATGTTTTACGTAATCGAGTGCATTTTGTTGTAGTTTCGCTTTCTTAGCTCTCGCTTTATTGAGCCTATCGTTAAACTCTGTGGTTTGTTTTACTTTTACCTCTGACCTTTTTAATATGTTATCTGTCGCTTCTTTTTTTACATCTGGGTCTTTTGATTTTAGCCCTTCTATATCTGACTCTATGTCTTCTATTGTTTTCTCAACTTCTACTAGAGCTAACAAGTCTCGTATTTTTTCTTTTGTTAGCTCTATGTCGGTTGCAGGGTCGTACAATTCTTTATCAATGTCTGACAATATATTTAAAGCTTCGTCTAACTTCTTTTTATTATTTATTGATAAGGTAAGTTTTTTTAATGCTTCGTTTAACGCTTTGACCTCTTTACTTGGATTGTTCTTAGGCGTCTTAGGTTTTCTTATCCCTTTTGCTATATCTTCAATTTTACGCTTAATTTTAGCTTGTTTCTTGAGCTCGTTAAGTCTTTTTTTAGAGTCGCTAACGGCGGACCTTTGGTTTTCTTGAGTGTTTGTTGTTAAAGCTACAATAACATCCCTTTCTGTAAGATCTGGGACATCTTCCTTCATCTTAGTATACAAGTCTGCGAGATTGTCTACACCATCCTCTATATTAACCTTAGCCAACTCGTATAGAGGAGCTATTGTCTCAACTACTGATGTAACATCGTTTAGTCGAGACATTATATCTTTAATAGAATCTACTGCTTTCTTTTTCCTTTGTTGCCTATCCTTTTTATCAAATCCTTTTTTAGCCACCCTCTTAATGGATTTTATTTCTTCTTGGATTTGTTTTTCAGCACTATTCTTCAGCCTTTGTGCCTCAAGTTCTTCGGCTTGTTTTTCTAAGGATTCAATTCGTTTCTGTTGCTCTTTTATTTTTTTAGCCATATCAGCCACTTTAGCCTTTTCAGCATCCGTGAGCGGTTGGTCTGCCTTAGCTTTTTCAACCATCTTAGTGAGCTTAGCTATTGAGAAATTGTTTTTAGAAATAGCAAGTCTTCTAATATTTAGCCTTCGAGCAGCCTCTGTGCCAGCTTGCTGAGCAGCTTTAGTAATAATTGAGATCTCATCAATTAAATTTGAGATTCGATCATTGACCTCCGATAAAGTCTCCAAATTATTTGTTTTCTCAAGAACATCCTGTTCTGCTTCAATCTGATTTTCAAGCTCTGTTTCTCTAACAACCAGGCCAATATGCTCTTCTTCTGTGATGGATTCCCCAGATAAAGCCTTAACTACCGTTTGATTTACAACTTCTTTTTTATGAGCCCCATTTTTTATAGCATTGTCATACGATTTTTGCCAAGCTTTCCTTAATGGAGGAGGGAGTCTATCTAAATTATACCTTTCTCTGGTATCTTCTATGGAAGATTTTTTTAGAGAGATAGCATCATTAGTCTCTTTAGTATTTCCCGACTTCTTATCAGAAGGACTTACCGGTTCTTTTGCAGAGTTTTTGTTGGCAGCATTGAACGCTTCTTCTATGTATGGTATAATAGCTTCCCCAGCATCTTCTATAAGTTTAGCCGACACATCCGCTAATTTTCTAGTACCAGCCTCTATGTGGAATGCAGCCATAGTAGTAGCTGCTTTAAGTAAATCTGCATCTAACCCTGAGTTGAGGTTATTAGTTCCTTTTTTGAAGGCTTCTTTCGCTGATTCAAATTTATCTACCGTTACTCCTTTGTTGGAACTCCCGTATTTGGGTTTTGATTTTTTAGGCTCTGGCTTTGACTCGGGCTTAACATTGTCATCACTCTTCTTCGGCTCATTAACCGTCTCCGCTTTAACTTCTCTAATCTCCCTTGCTGGTCTGGACTTAATTGTTTCTTCATATACTCTTTCAAAATTACGGTTTGTAGGTGTTAATCCTGTGACTTCTCTAAATCTTTCTTTTAATAATCCTATTATCTCATCATCCCTATTAAGAGTAGCCTCGTAATCTTTTGAGGACTCAAAAGATGTCATAAACTCTATTACATTATCAGCAGATATAGCACTGTCTGTATAATAAGATTCGATTTCACTATCTGAGGAAGCTGCCTCAGCAAACGCCTCTATACTTACTCCTTTATTCTGTAGATTAAATGCCTTCCTCATTTTAGGAGTTATGTCAGACTTCTTATAACCAGTATGCTTCATAAAGCTATCTATTGATATAGCTTTAGACCCCAATGATTTAGAGATAGACCCGAAAATATCTGTAGACATCTCTTGAAGCATTTGCTCGTCTGTAGAATCCGATAATACAGAATCTATTGCAGTAATTATCTCTATTGGGTTTTTGCTACTAGAAGCTACTCTTTCATTATATTCTGCAACCGAACCAGAGCCGTCATTGAGATCAGACGTGCCTATCATTTTAGATCTCGACTGAGCCACAGCTCTCTCTGTCAATACTTTGACTTTCGTTGCATTTGATACAGGTTTTCTCTTCTTATTTAGAACATCTATATTCCCATCCTTAATGCTGGCACTGTACCCATTTGACCCCTCAAAAGTGTTCTCTGTATAATCCTTGGACAACGGATTGAAGAACACGTTCTTATCCTTTTCTTTAACATAGCGACTACCCATCTCATCCTCAGCTTGCTGAGATAGAAAGTCGTCCCAATCTACATCTTCCCCAACAATTAGGGGGGTATCTTTCCTTGTTTCTAATTCTTCCGAAGATAATTCTTTAACATCAACCTTCTCTACTTCTGCAGGAGTGCTCTCAGTTTTAAGTTCACCTGGTCCATCTTCATTTGAAGTTTCTCCTTCTCCTGCATCAACATTTGTATCTCCAACTTCTTCTGATTTAGTTTCTCCTTCTCCATTTTCTGTAACTTCTGTGCTTAATTCTACAGTGTCCCCGGCTTTTAAAGTCTCACTCTCTTCTGATTTAGCTTCTTGATTGGGGTTTGATTCTATGGCTTCTGCTGCTGAGGATATATCCTCACTTACCTCCTTAGATATTGCTTCAAATTCTTTTTGAACCTCTGGAGATTGATTTTTTAACCAACTTTGATGCTCAGCCATAAACTTTTTACCTGCATTAGTCGCAGAGCCCATCGCTGCCCCCATAAAAAATGTCATGAGACCAAACTTTATATTCCCCTCAGCAGTTCCAAACCTATCCTGGTGTAGTTCTATGAATTTCTCCATATCGCTACCACTATCTTTAAGAATAGATGCTATCTCATTACCGTACTCCTCTGCTACTTCACCTAATCCTAAGCCAGATTTAGCAAAAAGCTTACCCATTAGTTTATCCCCAGTAGCAGCATTAGAGCCAAACATCTTAGTCATAGAGCTCTGATAAAACTTCTTCCCAGCCAATGACGTACCCACTCCTTTAGCCCCACTAGCAAAAACACTACCTAATGCTCCAGAAAGAAACGTGGCTTCATCTTGCAGTGTCTCTGAATTCCCTAGTAATCCAGCAGCCTCGTATTGAAGTCCACTTTCCGCAGCTCCATATAGAAGCTTTGTGCTTCTATTTATGTTCTTGGCCGTATTTATGTATTTACCTACCTTAGTAGCTCGCACAAGCCCACCAGCTCCTTTTACAATAGCACCTCCACCCATAAAATATGGCATAAGACCCACCGTAGTACCTACCGTATAACTTACCTCTTCTCCTAAAGACATATCATAGGATGCCTCCATTGCTTTAGAAAAATCCTCGTCTACACCATCTGACACATCTGCCATTTCAAATGACTCGTATAGTGTAGATGCCTGCTTTTGTTCAGTAGGATACTGAGTGTCACCAAGTACAACATTAGACACTCCTTTACCAAACTGACTTAGCCAATTATCTTCTGAAAGCTGTTTTTTGTTAAGTAACATAACCGGAGCTAATTCTTTAAGCTCCAAGTTCCTGTTTTGCATGTCTTGCCACACCTCAGCCTCCCCACTCAAATATCCATATACTGGTAGATTAGCTCTAATTATAGAGAAGTTATCCATTTTGGACTCCATATCTTCAAGCTGCTCAACTCTACTGTGATAATAGTTCTCTAGTTTTTCTAATCGAGTATCACCTGGCATACGTTTAACCTCTTCCTTTTCAGAATAGGTTTTAGCCACCTCCATAGGATTCACTACGGGCTTAATACTTGCTAGAAGTTTTTGTACATCCTCAGCTATCTGAGTAGCCTCTGAATCGCTGGCATCTACTAGTTCAGATTTTAATGACTTTATTTGATCATTTACTTTTTGAACAGCATCTAACCTTCTTTCTGCTATTTGTTTTGTAAGGGTTTTCTCTTTGGATGTGTATATATCAAACTCTGGACCTTCCGTATATTTACCCAGTTGTTTTTGAACAAACTCGAGTTCACTTGCTAGAGAGTAGTCCTCTTGCATGTCTTCACTAAGGTACTTTTTAGAATATTTGTCTTTTAAAATACCTCTATACTCTTTGAGGTCCATACCAGACTTCTTGGCCTTTTCTTTCTGATTCTCTATAGTAGATATAGCGTTATCAATAGCTTTGTTCTTTCTAGTCTCTAAATCTAACTCCCCTGCATCAAGTAATGTCTCGGCAACCGTAGGAGCATCGCCTAACTTATAATCAGGAGCACTTAAAACAGCATCAGGAGCATCTTCCCCAACCAAACCTTCCGTATTTAAAGGTTCCTGATTAGGAGCTATCGCATTAGGATCAACATTTTCTGATACAGAGCCTCCACCATTTTCTGGATTTGAAGGAGTAACCGATTGGGATGCCTCGGAATTTGAACTTTTTTTTTTAAAGTATGAAGAGTAAAATTCATCCTGAGATATATCAGTCAAATCTTCTGACTTCATATAATCGTAGATTTCCTTTGCTTTTTCTGGTGTAGAATAAGCAGATAAAAACGACTTCTCATCAAGGTCCGTAAGACCTTCTTTTTTCATGTAATCGTATATAGGATGTCCTTTCATTATTTGCCTCCGTTAAATTTTGGTTTGCCACTTTTAGAAGAGCTTTTTATTGGCTCCCACTCATTTTCTACATAATACTCCATAGCTTTCTGAGCTTCACGAATCATAGGGTGGTCTATATTATTAGCATCTAACACAATATCCCTCGTATCTCCGTCGGCATCTTTAGCTTGCCCCGACCACATTACCTTAGAACCCTCTCCCCAATACAGGGTACCTTGACCTAAAATATAGTTACCAAGATCACCGACAACTTCTCCACTATCAAAATCTCTTATCCCGCCCGTAGGGACATTCACTTTAAGGGATGGAGTAGCCATCTGTATAGGAGTATTGCCTGTTCTTCCTCCTGAATTTATTGGCTGGTCAAATATTGCCGCATCTCTAAATTCTTGAGTTAATGTACTTTTACCCCCCTTATTACTAATATACCTCATAGTAAAGTCTTTATCCTTATTTGGATTAGCTTTAGACTGATTTAAGGTAGTCCTCTTATCATAGGCATATATTCCTGCTATAGACTCTATAACCTTACTTCTTGCAACTTCTAACTGTGCTGGATCTGAGAGATCATATCGAGAAGACATTGTTTTATTCACAGTCCCCATAATATGCTCTTCTAAACCACTTTCAGAATCCGAAAGGGCACTTATATAATCAATGGCATCAGACAATCGAAGCTCCTCTGTTTTAACCCGACTATTACCACCCATTGCATTAGTATGGTAGTTGTCTGTCTTATTAAGAAGAACTTTCTTTATGTCATCACCATACGTCTTGTCAAAATACTCTGCAGCATTATACTTAGACTCTAACATAAGGTCAGTGTTTAAGTTTTTCTCTCTATACCCTACAGGTCCTAACTCTTCGTACTCCTTCATATTGCCAGTACGCTCTGCATGTTCTATAGGTTTAGCCCATTCTCTTAGGCTTCTTCTATTATCAGGAGTGTTATAAGCTTCCTTATTTATGTTTAATGCAGCCTTGTCATACAAAAACTTATGCTGCTTACTCATCTCAACGGATTGATTATAAAGCTGTTGGTCTTTGTCTATTAGCCTTCGAACCTCGGGAGGAATAGTTCCTCCATTTTGCTGATGTATAGTCGGGATCTCACTAGACCACTTGTCCAAGTACTGATTTCTGATATTGTCAGTATACTCCAAGTCGTAAGCCCAAGGATCGCCCTCCACATCACCTAGCTTATCTAGCTCGGTTTTAAGGCCTTTAGCTCCCGCAGCTCTACGTTTCGCACGCTCTTGCTGTTCATAAAAATTTTGGCTATCCTTATACTGCCTTTCTCCTTTAGCAAAGGATATTATCCCTTCACTCTCAGTGGGCAGTATGGTAGCTTGTTGTGCGTTTGGGTCTAATGCCATATTATAAATCTATCTCTTGACCTAATCCTCTATAAAACCCGTTATCTCTACCCAATCCATTTGACTCGGGCATTTTCATTCCTGTACCAAAACCTCCACCATCAAAAGGATCTCCTGGAGTCCCTAATCCTTGGTTTCTTTTGCCTATCATAGCTCCATCTGGACCTGGAATATTGCCATCCCCTAGCATACTTAACTGCACACCAGTCTTTAAAGCATCGTAACCATTCTGTCTTCCGGCTTCTTTTAGCTGTGCCGACTTAGCCATAGCCTCTTGATATGGAGCTATTTTATCGTAGTGATACTTTTGCTGCTCAAATCTAGCCATGGTGTCTAGCTCTGCGTTCAAATCTCTCTCAGCCTGCCTTTTCATCTGTGCACCACTTATAGCCATACGATTTATCGTATCATTATTGCTCGATGCCATACGAGATAGGTTTTCGGTTATCTGATTAGGATTATCGGTAGCCTGTGCCATACGATATGCCGCATTAGACATATTCTTCTCCATAAGAGCTTCCGCTCTATCTTGACCCGGAACTCTATTTCTAGACGCAGCAAATCTAGCCGAATTAAGAGCTTGAAATGCACTCTCTGGTATCTTGTACTCTGGTCTAGGATTATTTCTTTCTAGCTTTTTAGCTTGACCATACTCTATGCTAGCTAAAGCCAGCTTATATGCTACTGGTATTATTAATGGATTCATGTTTCTTGTACGTTATATTTTACTTCTAAGGCCGTTAGTTTTGTTAATTCTGTGTGCGTATTCTCTAATGAAACTATAAGCACCTCACTTTGGAGCCTATCCCCGTTTATCACAGGAGCAGTTATGTTAGGCGTATTCATATCTCTAGGTATATTAGAGTTAAACTTACGATCTTGGTATTGGAATTTGTTCTCTAATATTCTGGTCTCTTGTACACCATACATATCGGTGTTTTCTGTAGAAATATCTCCCTTAGTAGGTGCCTCCCACTTCTTATTAGCGTGCTCAGTAAGTGTAAGCCAAGTCTTTATGTTCTGCCACCTTTCATTGAATACCGTTCGGATCTTCTGCACAGCTATATTGCCATAGAAAGTGTTTCGGATCAATTCATTGTCATGCCTCCACAATCCTCCTTCTTTAAAGGATATAAATAACATACCTATTGACATGTAATTCTCTGGATAGTAGGGCTCATAACCCGTCCACACCTTATCTTCTTCACTATAAGCTACTGTATCACTCAATGTTTCGTCACCAAATGTCCAATAGACATTTTCTCGAGACTCGTCATAGTTACCAAAAACTCGTGCACCCGGATACTTTAAAGCTAAATCTTTACTCCCTTTAAGGAACCCGATAGCACTTATGCTATTAGGTCCATTAGCATCATCTCTTATAAATATACCGTTCCTAGCATCCCAGAAATAGAGATACCTACCATTAGACACTACGCTCTCTGGATGCGTAGTCCCCCAATCTTCAAACTCGTAAGGGCGTATTTCGCCGATAAACTTATCAGAAAGGACTACAGAATCAGTGCCCCCTGGATTTACGGCTATTTGCCTATTAAGGTATACACTATTTAGCTTTTTATCTTGGATAACTTTTATAGTGTACCCTACACTCTCCATATACCGTATCTCTCCATGTTCTGAATTTACACTGCTATCATTATTAGCACTAAATTCAAAAAGACGATTAGTCTGAGTATTCTCAAAGTACCTGCCTCCGTATATGAAGTGGTTATAAAAATTCCTTTGCTCTATAGATTCATCAAAAACTTGAAATCTACCGACATCTGTAGATGTACTTTGATAGTGCTTAGAATAAAAAACTGTTTCAACACCTCTCGCATATCCGTTTAAATCAGAAATCTGATTTATGTAAGCATCTCCGTAATCTAAGACCAACAACGCAGGAGTAATAGCTGTTTGATTAACTCTGCCAGAGTGCAGTCCGTTTGTTATTCCATATACCTCCCCAATCTCTCTATATACATTTTCGCCTAATGTCCTAGGTCTATATATTTCAAACTGGTTAGCAATGTCTAAAAAGATATTATTTGTTAAATCTATAGCACTAGGCTCTTCAATAATAATCTGTTTTGATGCCGAATCTACTTGCAATATTCTTACATCTACAGCCCCTAAATACAAACCGTAGTTAGCAGTAGCGGCCTCCGATATAAACCTTAGCCTATCGCCCTCTTGAAATTCATATTCTAACCCTTCATAGGTTATTTGATCATCAAATAAAGAAACACCACTCAGTAACCAGGTGTTTTTACCATTAAAATCGTTCGTAGTATCTAAGTTTGTTGAACGAGAAACTATAAAATACTCTATGTCTGATGGAGCTACAACCACCTGATAATTCTTAGCCCATAAAGGAGCCATATGATTTATTCTTAACCTAGCTTCTTGAACCACAGGGAAATAGTTTACGCCCAAAATACCATCAACCATGTTGCCCACAAAAGGAACATTTAAGGTGTCAAGTTCGTGAACACCACTAGATCTTCCAAGCTCATCGTAGTAGACTATGCCAAACTTCTGTCTACTGCCAGACTTTAAGGTTTTATGCTTCTCAGTTATTGTTGTGTCTTGAAATGCACTAGAAACCTCTACTGTATCTAAAGCTACATTGGGCGTTGATGTTTGACGTATTTCGCCCCCATTAGCTTCCCAACTGTCTAACCCATTGGCCAGCAAGAATGCGTTAAGGTCCAATATAATAGCGTTAATTAATGCTGCCGAACTATAGCCAGGTGCAGGATAAGAATTAAAAGTGTAGTAAAACACATCCCCATTATCAGTATTTGTAAAAGAAAACTCTATTGGGAAGTTTTGATCTATATAATTTTGATCATTAGAAATAAATACAGAAGAGGGGAATTGGCTTAATATCAAAGCACTCCTATCACCAAAAATATCTTGGTCCATCAGTGCTGTTTGTACTAAATCTACAAACACATCTACATCTACGTTATCATAACCTTGCACATAATTACCGTAAAAAAGATGGTTGTCATAAGACAAAGCCTGAGTTTTGCTAGAAACAGGAATTTGGTAGTTATTAATTAGCTCATTGTCGGCTATTACATATTTCCTTTCGCCAGACCAAGAGAATGTTTCATCTGAAAAACTAGGAATAATTGAATTATTGTTTAAGTCAAACTTATCTACTCTTTCTACTAGATAGAAAGAACCTGTGTTCGCTTCTCTTATTGCTATCTCAATAGCTATAACGTCTGTAGACCCTGTATTGTACTCAACATCTAACACGTTATTTACAATGACACTAAATGAGTCTAAAGCGTTTTCGTCTCCTGTAGGGGATGAAATTTTAGATATAGGGCTAAAAGAACTCCTGCTATCGCCTATATATACATACCTATAAACGACCTGAAACAACCTGTCTCTTAAGTTATTTATAACTACATCTTCTGTCCTGTAAGACAATATCGGAGCGTATAACGGAGGATAAGCCCCAGCTGTTATAAACTGTGCTCTTTGTTCCTGCGTACCTGTATTAATAAGGTTATCGTAAGGGAATACATCCCTGCTGGCTGGAGTCCCATTCGTATGAGCCTTAGCACTAGACATTACTATGTGCTTAGGGGCTAAATCATCACAATAAGTTAGGTTATCGTCAAAGATATTAATAGAATGTATCCTTCTGTCTAAAGAAAAATTAAGTATATCATTAACTAAAATAGGCTCTATAGTATTAGTCTCCGGGAAGAACTCATACCACCCGTGATTTCCATTGGAATTATAAATAGCATAAACTACCGACCCGTTTCTTACGTTCTCTTTTAATCCTATACAGACGTTATCTCCTACAGGTAGAGCAAAAGTTACTAGTGTCGTGCCTTTCTCATTGGTAATTACACCTCCAGAGCCGTCTCGTCTACCAAAATCACAAGCAAAGGCATACCTATACTGCTCTGTGGGAAGGAATCTATCCTCCACATCAGTATTCATACCCTTGGTAAATATTTTGATTTCCTTATCCACTATCGCTTAACTCCTAAGTGTACATTCTCGTAGTAACTATCGATATATTCCTCTATTCTGAAAGGATCTTCTAAATTTCTTACTCTATCTATCTGAGCCGACCATTGGCGACCAAACGTAGCTTTCAAACTCATCGAAACTCTCGGTTTTCTTAGATTTATCTGATAATCAAACCAAGTAATTAAAGCTTCTTTAGCGTATAAAGGGACTACGCTGTCTAGGCTTATCCCATCGCTGATATACTCCAATATAAGCTCATCGGTACTTACGCCATTAAGGAGAAACCTTCTATTGGTCTTGTCCTCCTTAAAATATCCTTGACTATTAAACCCTCCTCCGAGGCTGTAAAGCTGGCCTACATTCTCTCCCTGAGCATTGAAGTGACTACCATAGTAATATCCTCCGGTATACTTACTTTTACTTTTAGACGCATTAGCGGACCTTTCAGCTACCGTTGTACATCCATCATTATCTTTTTGAGCAAGTATGTCATCACAGACAGTTAAGGTCCATAGGTTGTCGCAGTACATTACGCCTACTTTAGTGTAGGAAACATAATCGTCTGGCATACTCACTGTGCCCATATCCGATACAGGAAGGTATGCTACTTTCACAGCACAACTAGACATACCCATAAGGTGCAGCTCAGATAAACCGCTTACGGCTAACTGATTAAGGAGAAGATCGTTCATAGACCCACTTCTAAGCTTGTAATCTGCTACTATGTCTCTAAGTTTTATCATTTAAAATCGGATATTCCTTGGTTAGTATTGTCTTCTGGAGTAAGTTTATGTTCTCTAGCTAATTGCTTTGCTACGGTGAACACTTCAGCACCAGAACCTTCTATAAAATTCACTTCATCATCATCATCTAATGATCTAAGTTTCGGTATCACTACTATAGTAACATGCTTAGGCTTATCATTGTAAATTGAAACGAAATCCCCATTCACACTGTACCACTTACCACCAGTAAATCCGGGCAAGTCCCCAAACTGAGCAACCTGCATAACAGAAACCCGCTCGTATCTCTGGGTAAATGAATTATTGCTCACCATACGTATAGCTATCCCCCCTGGGAGACCGGCTATTTCTATAGGGAGAGCAAATCCATATCGACCCTTTACACACTCTACATCTATACAGTCTATAGTTTTAGTAAGGAGATCCAGCCCCGAAGGGTCAAAAGACTCCCTGGCTTGGTTTTTCTTTATAGTATCTGAGTGTACCGCCTCTATGGCTAAGTCTAAGTAAGCTGCAAGCACTTCTGGATGATACTTTCGTTTAGTATCGTCACTATTGTCCCCTCCTCTAAGAGACTCGCCAAATAATTCTATGAGTTCTGCTTTAGTCAATTAGATTCCTTTAGTTTTTCTACGTTCTGAGGTTTGGTAAGAGGTGCCATCTCTCAAGTTCTGAGAAGCATAGTTTACCAATACCGATATAATATCTGAATGCGTCTGTCTAGGCCAATCTAATTGAACTGTACGGCTAGGAGTTCCTACAGTTAGCACACTACCATCGTGGGAACCATTTTCATCTAGGTATACTATGTCATCATTTACTATAGTATAATCCAAGAACGCCGTGTTAGGCATTCGGATATAAGTAAAATTAGCCGAAACTAGATTTCTTGGCTCAAACTCAGCTCCCTTATCGATAATCCTACAAATAGGATTTTTAATGGTCGGCTTCTTTAGCTTAGTATGTATTCTACCGCTAAAATCATCATCATTAAGCACCTCAATATCTCCGTGATTGGTATAAACAGTACTAAGATGTAGGTAATCTTTTGGGAAGGTTGCTATCCCCAACGTATTAATATACAAAGGTGGGGTGTCTTTACCCATACGCACTTTTAGGTGGCCTAAATCTTCTGTGATTTTATGGCTAACCTCCCACGCTTGCCTTGGCATCTTGTACCGATTCTGGTACTCTTCAGGTATACCAAACTTAAGTTTTAGCATATCCATATCTAGAACCTCTAGAGTGTTGTTAAACTCGTCTATACTAAAGGCGTTCCCCCTTTGGGTTCTATTTAGTCTATAAATGACTTCTCGATATATTTCATAAATAGTCACTATAAGAATAACATAAATTGACCTTCTATCATATAAGTATTATTAGCTAAAAACTGAGTCCCATCATACAAGAAGAAGTCTATTGTGCCACTTGCATTAGAGCGTAGCCTTATCATGTTGCCAGTAAGCTGATCTATAAGTATAGCACTATTAAACTTTGATAAATCAAAAGCAATGCTAAGAGGCAGCCTAAAAAACGATTGTTGAGTAACAAACTCTACAGTAAGATTTAAGTTAACATAGAACCCTCCGCTAACAGTAAAATAATGGCTATTATCTTGGAGTATAACAGGGTCAGTAGCCGGCACTGTTGTGTTGTCAATAGGACTAGCTGCTTGGAAATGAAACCCATACTGCACCCAGTTAGGCAAAAACATTGCAACTGAGGCAGCATTAAAAGACGTAATCTCAGTAGTAGTTTCTAGCTTAGAGAAATACCGAGAGCCAGCAGTAGGTGATGCTGAAACATTTACAGGAACTCCAGTAGCCGTAAAATCATCACAGTAAAGAATATAAGTAAAATATGGAGTAGCATCTACTCCATCATTGCCATCAGCTCCTGTAGCACCATCAGCACCGTTAACATTACCTTGCAGTATCCATCCACCAGAAATCTTCTTGTAAACATCTCCTAGTTCATTCTGGTATAGATTGCCATCTAAACCTATTGAAGCATTAGCTAGTCCTGTCCCAAAAAGATATTGGAAATCACTTGACCCGCCAGATACATTCAAAGAAGATGCTATAATAGGGATAACCTCTGTAGGTAACCCGTCACCAGTATCTTCATCATTCTCGCAATCTTCGCAGCCACATCCACAAGTTTCAAACTCTTCTAGGATGCACTTTTTCATCTCTTCGGCTTTCACATAGTCTCCACAACTAGCGTAAGCATTATAAGCGTGTATCTTAAGATTTATCCTAGATGCTGCTTCTAAAGCCGACTCATCGCCATCTTCTATTTTTTTAAGAAGGTCCGAAAGTGAGCACTTAATTAAACAGTAAAGGCTGCCGCAAATCACTTTATACGTATCCCCAAATTCATATCGGATACGCTGAGTAAATCCATTACTCTCATCAAAAACAACATTAGATACTACATTGGAAGTGTACACTCCAGTCCAAATATTTGGCGGGAGTATTACGTTTACGTCACTACCAGCAACATCCGCTATAGGCACCGCTAAATTTACTGGATACTTAACTGTGTGCAACCTAGAAACAGTGGCATTAACCCCATAAGCAGTATTATCTGTAGATATAAGCACACTCTCAAAGCAATTAGCTACTATGCTAACATCCTTATTTATAGACGGTTTCTCAAAACTAAAACGCTTAGTCACCGTATGCTCCTCAGTGGTAGTCCCGTTAAGAGTAGCAATGTACTCAAACACATATTCTCCTTCTACAAACTCCCCTTCAGCATCTAAGCTAACTAAAAACGTAGCTACAGATCCAATCCCATCAGGGTCTATATCTAAAGCATTAGCGGTGAAAACCGAACCATCAGGCAAATAACCTTTAAGCTTAGCCTCAAACATTGTATTATCGAACCCTGGCTCTATAGCCGAGTAGATAGTGCTATCCGTTAAAACTATTGTTTTAGGAACAGATGTGTGATCAAATTCTATGAAGAAATCTATCTGGGAAAAATCCATAGAACAAAAGTACCCATCAATAACAACATATATTTGTTATTTACAAAAAAAAGACCCGCCTAAGCGAGTCTTTAAACTAATCAAAAAACTAAAATTAATCAGTAATTACGAACCTTCGTTCAGCTTGTTCATTATTACATCAACTAGCTTACCGTCTTTGTTATTTTTGAATGCGTTTGGCACACTGTCAGAACCCGAGATTTTGCAATACACATCTCTTAGGTCGCCTAATTCCATAGCCTCTAGTGTCTCTCGGCTATAGCTATTCTCTATTTCACCTTCTTCTACCACCACTTCTGGTACAGTGCTAAGCTTGTACACTAAAGCTGCTCGGTCTACTATCTTATTTCTAAGCTTAGAGTCCTTAAGCATAAGCTGGACTAGAGTGCTTCTAGGATCATCACTTATAGAGATACCTTTAACCACTTGCTCAGTAGGTACACCGTCTTTACAGAAAGAAACTGTCCACTCCGTACTTGTTTTAGCAAATCGAAGGATATTAGCTTCTTCTAAGTCTACGATTTTACCTCTTATCTGAAGCTCGCTACTGTCTGTTTTAAGCATATTCAAGTACTTGGTAGCTTTAGTCGCCGTAAGTGGCTGTAGAGCTCTTGAAACTTGATCAGAAAGAAGAACAGTAGATGTCTCGGTAGACCCTTTAATATCTAACCCTTTTGCAAGGAGTATCAATATGTCTTTATCTTTCTGAGAAGCTTCTTCATCTATGAATATCTTAGCCTCTAGCTTAGATATAGCTGCTCTGTCTTTTACCCTCTGAGCAGCAATAGCATTTTCGTTTACAATTCTTACTAGAGATCTACTCTTGTACGAAGGGTCTACAAAATTACCTTCTACATTAGGAGATAAAAACGCTAAGAAATAAGCTAACTTAGTGTCTTTAATCACCATTCTTCTAGTCACAGTATGGAGCGAAGGATGATAGGTCAGCAACTGCGGGTTGTTTGCATTAGGACTAACACTATTTGCACAGCGTATAGTTTCCCCTTTTTCATTTTTACCAATAAGCTTTAAGCTTCTAGCTCCCGGTAGGATTTCCTGAGGCTGTTTAGTCTCGGGGTGGGTCTTAGTGATCACATCTGACTCTAAGAAGTCAATAAGCAACACTGGCTTACCTTTTACTAAAGTAAGGCCTCTTTGTGCCCAAGCTTTTACAATCTTTTCGTCTGTAAATTCTGATAGTAATTTGTCGTTTTGATATAATTCCATTGTATATATTAATTAATAAAAGGGAGGCCGTATGACCTCCCTCGTATTTGTTTTAGTTTTTAGCCTGTGATTTTGGTCCACAGTTTACCGTGAGAGAAGCAAGACCCAATGTCACTTCTTAGGTAGATGGCATCCATATCAATAGGACCAATTTGGTTTCTTGATTTAGCTGAACCATCTTCCCACACTTCCATTCTTCTGTTGTACGTGCCTTTCTTTTTGTACTTGAATCCGAAGTAGCTCTCTTGCTTACCACTCTTAGGATCTTTAAACGTACCCCAAGGGAACATAAGCGAGATAGCTTGGTACTGATCTGCAAAGTTTCCATTGTTATACACTGTAGGATCGTCTAAGATGCCCATAGAAGAGAAGTAATACTTATTTCTAGTACCTTGTAGGCATCTGAAGCTAGTAGTCGCATCTAATGACTCTCCTGGTATCTCAGAATTAGGGGTACGCATTAGTTGAGCGTTATTAGATGTAGCAGCAAACTTCGCTTCTAGTACTCGGTTAATCTCTTGCTGTCTAGCTAGAGCCGAAAGAACTATCTGCTTACCATCGTTTCTAAAGCTTACAGAGTTGTTCTCCAATGCTTCAAAATCGTTTACAGTAAGAGTTCCCAAAGGAATAGAGACTACATTACCTCTCTCAGCGAAAGATAGTGCTCCTTCTGTAGAAGTACGTCTATTACCTTCTTTATCTACCTGTAGAGCAGCGTTATCTATCTTAGTCCCACTAAATAGGGCCTGAGTGATTTTACGCTTTTGCTCTAGCTCTACTTTGTACTGTAGATCGTGATAAGCAAAGTTAGTACCATCTACTCCTTTAAGGATTTTAAAGCCGGCATCGCCATCTAGGTAAGTGTCCTCAGTCTTTGCAGAACCAGAGATACACATTGTAGATTTGATAATCTGTGTACACCCACTCTCAAAATCGTAAGCATACTTTCTAGGATTTGGTTGTCCTGTCTTCTCACCCCAAGAGTTAGATTTATTGATCACTATGTCACCCGGTGCAAGTGCAGGAATAACTTTAGTACCATCTTTAGGTGCTATTACGGCAGTGATAGTAGTACCAGCTACTATTCTTTCTTGCACTATACACTGTATAGCTTCCATATTAGCAGCGTCCCAGATTTCTACCTCATCATTCTCATCAAGGAAAGTCTCATTGGTATAAGACCCTACTGTCTGACCTTGTAACGTGATAGTTACAAAACCTCCAGCAGCTCCAGCAGCACTAGGAGCACCGATTATATCGTTGTTCCAGATTCTTTGCTCTTCAAAGTGTCCATACTCTGTTCGCCCTGTTGGAGAGGTCATCCCCCAACTCGTAAGCATATCGTGAAATTCTGCGAAGTGATCTCCGTAGATTCTTGAATACTTATTTGCGATGCTTGGTTCTAGTATGTTTATGTCGGCCAACCAAGGTACAGTAACACCATTGTGTTCTATATACATTAGTTGTAATTGTTAAAAGTTAAAAATTTAAAAAAAATCGCCGTATTTTCATTTTGCTTAATAGACTTTATACTCCTTAGCTTGTTTAGCTAAAATCTCCTCTAGGCTATCCTCGTTATTCGGCTTAGCAACTTTCTGAGTAGTGCTCGGATTAGATTTTTCTTTCAAATCCGACATTTTCACCTCAGCTTTCAATGTCTCTCTGAGTGACTTAACAAAAGAGCCATCTTTAATAGCCTCCTTAAGTAACTCGTCCGACACAGCTTGCTTAATCTGATTAACTTGGTCCTCGCCAGTTCCATACTTTGACATTAAAGAAGTCATATAAGCTTCGTGCTTAGCTAACTTATCTCCTACATCAATAGTCATATTCTCCACTCCAGGAATAGAAACCTTTAATCCCTCGCTAATTATCTCTTTAGCTTTTAGGTTAGCTTCTGCTCTCTTTGTTTCAAACTCTTCGGCTTGAGCCTTCGGGGTATTCGCATTCAGTCCCTCTTGCATCTCCGCAATCTCACTAGCAGCTTTTTTAGAATCTGACTTAAGTAATGCTTGATCAATAGCACTTAAATCTTCATAAGACTCAGCATCAGTACCGTATTCAGCTAAAATACGCTCGGTCAGCCCTGCCTCCATTCCCATAAGGTCTGGATTATCTAAAACTTGTTTAGCTACTAATGTCGCAATTGGATCTGCAGCATCATGTTTAAACGACTTCACTTTTGGTAATATCAAAAGTGCTTTATCTTCACCCACTTGCTTGACTAAGTTATTAAGCTGGATTTCAGTCTCAGTTAAGTTTATACCTTGTGTTTCTTCTAGTTTTAAACTTAACGACTCTACCTGAGCTTTTAACTTAGTCTCTCTGTCGGTTGAATTCTTTATATACTCATTGAGGGCTTCTACATTCTCAAACGTACCATCTCCTACGCTCCCCCAATCAAAATCTACTGCAGCAGGCTCTTCAGGTTCTCCACCTTCATCACCTTCCTCATTTACTACCTCTTCTGGAGTAGGTTCCTCTTCAGGCTCTACTATCTCTGCAGGTTTCTCTGGTTCTACTTTAGCCTCTAGTTCTTTAGGAGCAATCGGCTCTTCTACTTTTTCAACTACTGGAGCAACTGGTTTAGCACCTGGAGTATTTGTTAGTGCATCATTAGATACAGTGTCTTGAGCAAATTCAGCTAAAATATCTTGCATAGATTTTGTTTTTCACTTACAAAACTATAAACTTTTTACGTATTTATTGTTAATAACAGTGAAATTATGTAGAAAAATGAAAATAAACTTGTTTTATTGGGAGAGTTGGCGTTACATTTGTGGTATGTATAGGCAGGATACACAGTAAGACTTTATTTTCTTCTTGGAAATATTATAAAACCTGTGCTACCTGCCTTAGTACGGGTTTTTTTATGTCAAAAATTTACATAAACGGGAGGCTTTACGCCAAAGCAAGAGAGGAAGGGTGGCTTACGTCACTTTCGTACTTTGTTTATTGGTCCAGTAAGTACCCTAGCAAATTTTTCCATGTTAAAGACCTTAAAAAATTTAGCCGATCCTGTATTAAGTACAATCTAAAAGTACTAGAGAGTAAGGGGTTAGCTGTTATCGAGAATGGGTATGTGAAGTTTACCAGTAATAGTAAAATACGATCACAGCTACCTATCTATAATAAAAAGAGAGAAAAATACGAATACTCCAGCCGAGATAAACTATACATCAAAAATCCTGGAGGTATTAACAATATTAAATTGTTTTTGAAATCTGTTCCATTTCTCAGCAACATTAGTTGGCAGAGAAAAATGGAGGGTAAAAAAGAACGCATCCGTACTATTTATTCAAGCAGTTCTAAAAATCAGCCACTAAACGTTTCTAAAAAGGAGCGTAAGAAGTTGAATGAACTGAAAGACCGTTTAGGTCAAAAGCGTTTCGATGAATTACACTCGAGTTCAGGTATTCAACTATCAATTAAGGGTTCAATGAAAGTTTTAGGGGTTTCAAGGAACACGGCTATCAAATACAGGAGGAAAATGGAACGTATGCGATTAGTTACTTCAGAGAGGGTTAGTGAAGTTATAGGTAAGTGTAGTTCCAAGGAGGAGTTTCGGTTAATGAGGTCTTACTATGATACCCTTCCTCTGTATGCTAGATACTATAAGGGGAATATCCTAGTAGATAAATCTACAATATATCAAAACTCCTTCCGTGTATCTCTCTTGAATAATAGATGTGTTCAATAAAAAAACAGAATAATGCAAAAATCAATATTTGAAATATTACAAGATCACAACTATCACAGCAAGAAAGTGATGATTGGTTTAAGTGGAGGCATAAATTCGGCTGCAGCTTTAGTTTACTTATGTGAAGAAGTGGACGAGTTGCCAGAGGATATATATTTATATTATTCCCATCTTAAAGAACATTCACCAGATACTAAAGATTTTGTTTTAGCGTGTGTAGAGTATGCGAAAAAACACTTTAAAAATGTGATTTTTGAAACAAGTGATAATTCAATGACTGAGTATTGCAGAAATGAATTTAAAGGAATACCACAGCCTAAAATTACACCTTGCACTAAATTCCTTAAACTTATGCAAATGACTAATTTTATGGAAAAGCATAGTATAGAATTAGATATAGTTGGATATGTGAGGCACGAGTATAGCCGTATGCAAAGGCAAATTGATAGAGGCGTAAAAAACAAAGATTATTTAATAGCTCATTTGTCTGATGAGGATTGCTTTTCGATAGTAAAAAAACACATAGGATGGTATCCAGATATTTATAAGTTGAAATGGGATGATAACCGTATATCAGAAGCTCTTGAAAAGTGGGGTTCAGAATTACATCCAAAACAATACAATACTATTTCAAAGTATCATAATCAAGGATACAATAATATGAGAAAATCATACAGGGTATTCAAGCACAACAACTGCTTACCTTGTAAGAATATGCACCAATGGGAAATATTTCTAATAAGAATATTTTATCCTGACTATTACAAAGTAGCAAAAGATTTAGAGATTGAATTAGACTCATACTGGGGAAGGGCGGAAGAAATATTAGACGAAAATAGTGACTGTGCTATATGCGTGGTTTAGTTTAAGTCTAAACCGCCGAAACATGAGCATCTTTTTGTAAAGGTTAGATGATCAGTAATTAAAGTAATTTAAAAACAGAAAAAACTAACTTAATTTGACTAAACAACACCACATATTAAATTTCATATCTTCAATAAGGGATAGTCACCCTACTATGGTGGATATTTATACTAAAGGAAGTTGCCTTCATTTTCATTTAACGCTTAAAAAAATGTTCCCAGAAGCTAAAATGTGGTATAATGGGGTAGAGTGTCACGTAATCACAGAAATAGATGGAAAGTTTTATGATATTACAGGGAGAGTAAAGAAAGGTGCTGCTGTACCATATTTCGGACTATGGAAAAATCCATCTTCTCTAACAAAACAACTACTCAGAGTTAAGTGAAACAAAAATAGCCCAGAGGAAAATAATAAATCTCTAGGCTATACAAATTAAAAGTAAAAAAAGTAAAAAAGCTTGACCGCAAATATAGCTATTTGCTACGTACTTTTCTTGTAAATATCAACTTATTTGTCCAGTCCCATAGGAAAGGGTCATAAGTCGGCTGTACCTGGCAAGCTTCTTCGCAGAGTGCTCGGAATATTTCTTCAGAAGGCTCTAGTTTATGATTCTTAAAAATCTTCTTCATCTCCTCGTTAAACACTAAGTTGTACTTAACAAAAGGATTAAACTTGTCTTCTGGATCAAACACATCCCAGTTGTAAGTAAATAACATAGAACATAATTATAAGTAGATCTCGCTAAAAGTCTTATTTACCTTCCTATTCGCTCTGTCTAGTGCCCGGCGTTCTCTTCTTTTATTACTCATAATTATATAAATACAAATTTATTATGTTATTCGAGAAATTGTCATAGTTTTGCAAAGAACTTTTAAACCAACAATTAAAAATGACCAATCAACATACACTATCTGATCAGAGTATAGTGAAGTTCGTAAAGAACATAGTCTCATTAGATACTGACATCACTCCTAATCAGATGGAATCAAAGACCAGGAAGAGGGAAATAGCTTTTGCAAGACAAGTAGCTATGCACTTAATCTCGGCACACACATCATTATCTTTAAAGTCAATCGGATTTGAGTTCGGTTTTAGAGATCACTCTACTGTGATACACGCCAAGCAAACCATCCAAGACTTAAGAGATACAGATAAGAAGGTTCAGCATCAAATAACGATGCTAGAAGAGTCGGTTGAAAAGTATATACGCACTCAACTAGGAAGAACAGACGACTTTGTAAATAACATTATAAACTCCGTTTTAGATAAAATAGGGGAGGAGATAGGTGAAAACGAAGTTCTCCCAATAGAGGTGTCGGACGATACAGTGGACGAACTAGCTTCTTTATTTATTAAAGGAGTAGATGCGGTTGCTGATAGGTTCGGCATTCAACAGAAGGCTTTAAACGCGGCAATTAAAAATATATTAGGGTAATGGCAAAAGTTAGAACACTATCAAGGATATTTATGGAAATCCAAATAACCATAAACCAATAGATATTAAGAAATGAAATATAGCAACAAAAACCCATTTGAAGAGAAAATCAAATTTGAATCTAACATAGAGTATTCTGATGATCAAATATCAGAATTTAGGTCTAATAAAATCTGTCCTGAATGTTTAAAAGGTTCTATTGAAAGCAATGGAACAGATGATTCAAGCTGGATTTATCTCTACAAGTGCAAATCTTGTGAATCTAAATTTGGCTACACGTATCCTGAGATGGGAGGCATATTTCAAGCCTTAAGAAAAATAGCACAATGAATTACTACATAGACACAGAGTTCCATAAACTACATCAATTTATAAAATCATTATGATAGGGGTTAAAGAACTAAGGGTATTTAATTACATCCAATACAAATTCCATAAAGATTCTGGTGGATGGGAAGACATTAAAGTATTGCCAAAAGACATAGATTTCATATCTAAAAACCCGAACAATGATATTTACAAGCCCATCCCACTCACAGATAGTTGGTTGAAAGACTTTGGGTTTGATTCTAACCCTTACGAAGACAGATACGAGTTAGAGGGGTTCTATATCCAAGTTGATAAAACCAAAGGATTTTTAGATTTATGGGTAACTAATTGCAGATTAGACTTAAAACACGTCCATCAACTCCAGAACCTCTATTACGCACTCACAGGTAAAGAACTAGAAAAGAAATGAAACTAGAATTAAAACATATAGTAGGGTATCTGCCTTATGGGTTAGAGTTTACAACCTCAAAACATCAGATAAGGTATGGAGAGTGCGACATATTGAAAATGAATGGGTTGTCAATTGATGTAGATGGAAAACTTAATATTGAGTTCTTACACGATGATGATTTGCTTTTTAGTAACAATCTAAACACAGTAAAACCCCTCCTACGCCCACTATCCCAACTCACAGAAGAAATAGATCAAAATGGGATTGGAATAAATGTTTATGATGAAATATCAAGCGAGTACCCTAACTGTAACGGATTCAAGGACTGGGTTTCGATATATAGTATGGAGCATAAGATTTGCGATAGCTTGGCGGAGTATTGCTGCGTAAAATTACTAGAAAAATACCACTTCGACATACACGGACTAATAGAAGTAGGACTAGCAATAGAAAAGAAATGAACGGAACAGATAATTTACACATAAGGGATATGATAGATGGGGGTTATGGCATTTACAGAAGATACTCCGCTGCTGCAATATTGGTTTACTCTACTCAAGAAGAAGCTCAGTCGGTATTAGACAGTTGGCGTAATGCGGATAAGGTAGCTAAAGAAAGGGATGAGTTGAAAATCGAGGTAGACAGATTAGCAGCATTATTAACATTGGTTAGTAATAAGACAATATCTACGCCATTAGACGCTGTTTCTAATCTATCTTTAGAAGATGTTAATCAAATCAACAACCACTTAGATAAATACAAATGAATAAACATATATTAATTGGTGATAATCTAATACTAAATATCAACCATATTGTGTCGGCGAACTTGTCAGACTTTAAAAATGGTAAGAACTGTATTTCCATAAATCTTCAAGGCGGGACAGTTTGGACTGTGTGGGCAAACCTTCAGCAATCTAGAGAGGTTCTTAAATCTACTGTTAAGATTAACGAAAATCTAGAGCTAATAGAGAATATCGAGAAGTGCGTTTTGTCTAAGAGAGTTGGCAGAGAATCAAATCTATCAAAAGAGCTAAAAGAAATTCTTAAACTATGAGTAACCAACAAGACAAGCAAGCGTTCTTCGCTCAGTATTTATACCAAAAAGTAGTAGTTGGCTCATCTAAAAAGCCCATAGACTGCTATCCAGTATTTGCTAATGACCCAACTTACTTATTACTCAAAAACCTAAAGGACATATCGGATGAAGATGCTGAAAATATTGCTAATATTATTGGTATTAAGATTAGTAAATCAATAAGTAGGTTTGATATTACTTATTACTACTTATCTGACTTTACCGACAATCATACAATGGAAACAAGCGGCAAGGAAACATTGCAAGTTTTAGACTACCTACGCTCTAAAGGTTACCTCCTACCATTCAGAGAGTACACCATAGATCAGATAATTGAAATGGGATGGGCGAAGTATGGATAACGCCTGTGTAAAGCATCGTTTTAATGTGCTTTCACACCACATTTTAAAACCGTGGAACACTTAACCAAAACACCATAAAATGAAACAAATTATCACTATAGACTTCGATGGAACTCTATCGAAACCAGAAATCCAAGGGTACGTAAAAGATCTTATCCAGCAAGACATCCAAATATTTATCCTAACATCTCGCTTTGACGAGCTTCACAAACACCTCTTCAGACTAAATCCCACACTAGACGACCTCTACACTGTCACAGACTCATTAGGAATCCCTCACAAGAACATATTCTTTACCAATATGGACTCTAAACACAACTTTCTGGAGAAAACTAAGGTAATAGCTCACCTAGATGACGATGACACTGAACTATGGTCCATTAACGAATACACCAACACCGCAGGCGTATCCGTAAACTCTAACTACCAAAAAATCATTAACACCCTACTAGGACTATAATGCACACCATACAATCCATAAATCAACTCTACAAAGAAACAATCAAAGACCCCAGGAGAGCGAATAAGAAGCCATCAGACGTTTTAAAAGCTAAAATGCTAATAGAGTCTGGGCTAACTAAAGAAAAAGCTTTAAATGACCTTAAGACAGCTGAAAGTAACTTAGGGCTCTACCAAAAAGAAATAGACAAAGCTCCTAAAGACCGATCCGGCAAAATACACCCTCAGCTAAAGGTCAACCTTCGTAAAAAATACAAATACGAAGCAGTAAACTCCCAAATATCCATTTTACATATTATTCTTTACACGAACAACTAACTATAATTTCACTTTCCCAATCTGTAGGTGAAAGTGAGGTTAGCGGATAAAAACAGGGGGGGCTACCCCCTCCGTCCCCTTTTTTCTCATTTTGACCCCACCCCCTAATTCTGAGCGTTTCCAAACATAAAAAGCACCTTCAAACCCCGATAGGGTAGGGGAGGAGCTGCAAAAGCACAACTGCAATAAATCGTATTAGAAAGTAGACACTTAACATAATTAATATTATATGCCTATGTAAGTGTGGAGAGTTTTTTGTCTGAGGATGCAGTTTTTACGGCTGACTTTTTTTACTTTTGGGGCTGTGAGTGCAGGTCAAAAAGTAAGACAATCACCGTCGCAAATCACATCTAATCGCTGTACTTTACCGTTAATCTTTGGCAAATCGTAAAACACCCAATAAGGCTGTAAGTCGGTATAATAGGTATATTGCAAAAGGCAAAACACACGAGGAATCTATACTTGAGGTGCATAGACAGTCAGAGAAGGACGCACAAATTAGAAACGCTCCATTATATCATTACAACTTTTTCACGGCCTTAAACGGCTTGTATGCCATCCAGAAGTTCCTACACAGTCAGAAGGATTTGAAATTGCGAGATATGGAAGTGCTAATGGTAGTATACAAGGCTTGTTACCACGATAAGAACGTAACGCAGAACCCAAGCGGATGGGCAGATGCAGGAGTAGTGACTCATAACGTCTTTTGGGGCTTCGTTCATAGACGTAATGCACTCAAAAAGCTGATAAAACACGGCTATATAATTAGGATAAGACAGAAGGATCTTCCGAGGGGAGTTGTGAAGAGGAGTAAGCCGATGTCATACGTCTACCAACATACTAAGAAAGGTGAGCAACTGATTAAGATGATTTTCAAGGATGCTGCTAAGCATTACAGACAGCACAACGACGGTGAGCGTCTGAGTTACTTTGATGAATACAATTACAAGAAGTCTACTATTCACCGAGTAGCTAAGAAGTTCAACCGCTATCGTGATACTTTCGATTATGACAAGCCTGAAAATCAACTGCTCAATCTAAAAATACCCAACTTCAAGGAGCGTTTCCCACCTAAAGACTAAAATTTTTCTTACTGACTTTCAAGCAGTTACAAATTAAATACATAATTTATTTGTATTCTACAATTTTATTGTTGTTACTTTGTGGTAACGTTAGCAAGGAGGGAGACAAATAGAGTCTCTACTACTAACATAAACAACGACAAAAAATAAACATCATGACAACAACAATTTTAACCGACACACCAAGAGTATTTTTAACCGACTACGCAAGCTACAACGAAGGCACTCAGTTTGAGTTTGGGCATTGGGTAGACCTTACAGATTTTAGCGACTTTGACGAATTGCAAGACTACATAACCGACCACTTCGCAGAGTGTGACGAGAAAAGCCCTTTAAAGTGCGGCAGTAGTAGAGAAGAGACGATGTACACCGACTACGAGAATTTTCCAAGTTTTTTATATTCTGAAAGCGGAATGACTGAGGATGATTTTGATAAGATAATAGCATACGGAGAAATCAAGGAGCAGTTTGACAATAGCCCGATAGGCATGCACAATAGATATTGTAGTGAAGCCAACTGCATGGATGATTATATATATGATAACGATGAGGATTTTTTTGAGGAGTATTTCAGTACAAAAGATGAAGCAGTAAGAGCGGTAATGTATGGGGACTACAACTACTCCGATGACCACGTACAGTTTAACGGATACGGCAATTTGGAAAGCTTTGGCGAGTCTCAAGCCCCAGTAATTGAGGACGATGTAATTAACTTCTTTTTAGAGAATACGCACCTACTATAAAAAACCTTGTCAATTGGTACACCCTCAGCCAATGTTTAGAAAGTGAGGGTTTTTAAATAAAAATTAACAAATGTTAACTATAGTGTTTTCGGGGCTTTAGTCTCGATTGCTCACAGGGAAAACAAAAAAGTAAAATCAATAATTAACAAAAGTAAATATGATGACAAATTACGAAACATTGCAACACCGAGATTTTGAAATCCAAATCTGCTACCACCATGACGCAATGAACCCTTTTGATGATTGGGACGGCTTACCATCTATACAGGCAAACGGAGGACGCCACAACTTTGAGTATTCAAGCGGTGAAGATATAGCGGACTACATAGAGAGTAAAATATCCTATTGGCAAGTGATACACCACCAAAAGGCACTTTGTGAAATATTGGATATACCACATGAAGACCTTGCAGGATATACAGCCGATGAAAAGGTAGATGAAATTTATAGTGATATAAGCAGCAGCAACATGTCCCAACTTGCTCAGCTTTGCGAGATGTTCAATATACCGCACGTGCACGAGACTCAAAGCTACAGCCGAAGCAATTGGGCAGATGTTTTAGTAGTGGTGACAGATACCAATATTAAAGAGTGGGGAATACACCCAAAAAAAGCACACGAGAACGCAGAAAGTGCAGCACGTCTTTTTGAGAATTGGGCAAGCGGAGAAGTATTCGGCTACGTAGTAGAAGACAAGGACGGGGAAGAGTTAGACTCTTGTTGGGGATTTTATGGTAATGAACACGAAAAAAGCGGACTAATGGAATACGCAACCAATGCAATAGATTGCCACATCCACAACAAGCGAAAAGCACGATTTGAAAAGCTAAAGACTCTTATAGCCGAGCGAGTGCCACATTATCTAAGAACTCCAATTTTAAACACTATATAACCCTATGAACCACTATAAAATAAAAGTCATTCACGACAACGGAGCGTTTTTAAGAAAGGTGCAAGCTATTACCGAGCAGAAGGCAAAGGAAAGAGTTTGCTATATGCTTAACGCACCCATGAGAGCAATAGCCGAGTGTAGACAGATAACAGAACAGCAATATTATAACCGATAAAAAAGCACATAATGAACCGACAAAGCAAGTTTCTATTCACCTTATGCTCACTTCTATATACAATAGGGTTAGTATATATCTTAAATGGAGAAAGTCGCTTAAAACGCCTTAAAATGGAAAAGCAGATTGAGAGACTAGAAAAGCAGAATCAAATCAAAGAACAACAAATTTCGGGTATGTATCAATATATCCACCAAGAATTAGACACAACATTTTTATAACAACGACAAATATTTTAAACCAAACAACATCATGACAATTCAAGAAATCAAAAAAGAAAAACCAACCGACACCATTGAAGTAGACGGCATCACCTATGATGAAAACGAGGTAAGAGCTATGATAGCAGAGCGAGCCAATAAAGCATATCTCTTAGACATAGACTTTGAAGCTCTAAAAAAGCAGAAGGTATCACTAGCTTACTCTATTGAGATGGATGAAAGGTCTGATGATAGATATAGTAGTAGCCGAGCAGAAGACCTTACTGCTATACTACACATCATTGATGCTATACAAGACCAAGAGGTAGACCGACACGAGGTAGATGAAAAAGCAGTATTTACATTAGAAGATGAGCCGACTCCTACCGAGAAGGTAGAAGTCAAAGAGTCTGATGTATGGGAGTTTGTAGAAAAGCATTACCCCAACTATGGAGGATGTAATGTTGTAGGGGACAACAATGCGTTAGAAGTCCTATTCTTCGAGGAAAAAATAGAAGAAGGTTCTTATGCCGAGAAGATACTTAAGGAAGACTACAATTCAGACACATCTTCTGATAAGTTTCTACTCGACTATTGGCAGAACAACCACGAATGCTACAAAAAAGCAATTGAAGGATGGATAGAGTACCATCCAAACTTAGATGGAGACGAAAGTACTGACACGTTTGTAAAAGTGTTTATACCCGACTACCATGGCAACGAAATAGTAGACCAATCACTTGAAGCATCTACCATAGTAGAAAAAGCAGAGGAGCCGACAAAAAAGCAACTCATCGAACACTATAAGCTGGAGACTAAATGCTTTCAGTTAGCTATTCGCCACTATCAACTTCAAAAAAGCAACTAGTATGACATTCACAGAAAGAAACAACAAGCACCTTCTCAAAGACGAAGGAAAGATATTAGGCTATGTCACCCCGACTAAAGGAGGCTATGGATTAGCATTCGGCAAGCCATCTCAGAAGTCGGTATTGGTCTTTGAACCAAAGGAAGGTAATTGGACATTAGCCGAAGCTAAAAAAGCACTTAAAGAAAGGTTAGGCATTATTGATGCAGTTCAAGAGCCTATGTATGTAAATGTATCTAACAGAGGTAATATTCTGAGAGGGCAAGATCCGAGCAAACCATTATTCGGCACGTTGTCTGATGGCATTATTAAGATTGACTCATTAGAAGAAGCTTCTCTTACGGTTAAGTCCTACATAGACCAATACGACTTAGGAAGCAGCCAATGGTATGGGGGAGAGGTATTCCTTGCTAATGGTAAGATGATAGCTTATGTATCTTACAATGGCAGGGTATGGAGCGAAGGGGATGAGAGTTTTACCGAAGCTAAGATGGCTTTAAAGAGACGGTTATTAGAGGACTAAAAAAGCAAATTAAAACATACTCACCGACCGCCTGCGTAGTTGTCTTATTACGCAGTATAAAATGGGGGGTTTTGGTCGGTGAGTTTCTAAAAAGCACAAAATGAAAATATTAATATTTACCATACTATTTACTGCTATGCTAACATTTGTAGCTACTAAGTCGGTAATTAAACCCGAGCTTATAGTCTCTTCAGACATTGAGTCTATAGAAGACCTATTGCCGAACATTACAAGCGGAGGATGCGGAGTTTTCGCATATCACCTATACAACCGATTAGATAAGACAGAGAAGGGTCGGTATCACCTTATGAATATGGATGAGGGAAGGCACTTTCTGATATACGATAAGAAAAAGCAAGTATACATAGACCCTACAGGGGTGAAAGACGACTTAGCCCTTTACTTAGGTTGGGAGTTCGAGACATTAGAGCCTATATCAGCCGACGATCTACTTAAAAGGATTAAGCTAAAAAAGCACTGGGGGGAAGCGTATAGCAGAGAGAACATTAGAAAGATATATAATTACGTACAATCACTGTGAAAGGGTACAATAAAGCAATACACCCATACCTGGGAAGACCAAAAAAGCCAAGAGTTAAGTTTAAGTCTCACATCAGACCTAACTTCTATTACAACTCAGCTTTAGATCTACATGCTGCCGAAGGAGATTATATCAGAAACCAACAAAAAATTGCTCTGGAAAAGCACACGGGCAAACATTCTGGCCCTTTAACGTATCTTTGAACCAGCAAAACACTGCAGCCTTGTCATGATGTGCTGCATAAACCGAGAAGGAGGTCGTCGTTGGCCTCCTTTTTTTATTGCCAATAAAGCATAATAATTTTGTAGAATACAAATATCTTATGTTTATTTGCAGCAGTGGCCAGCAAAGAAGTAGAACTAGAAATCACTTTAGAGGACTCAGAAGGTGTTGAAATTACCGACGTACTTCTAGTAGAATACGAAGACGATAACATCACTAGAGTAGAGTGCTCTATCTTAGAAGGATGTATCATGCATCTACTATCAGAAAGTGAACTAGACAACATCCGGACAGAACTTCAAGAAAGCATCTCTGCAGAAAAGCATTGTGGTCACGACTTAGAATTGCAAAGAACCAATGGTTGAGATAAGTAAAGAGGAATTAGACAGACTAAAGCCGATGCCCAATATGGTGCTGGTTAAGATGGTAAAGACATCTAAGGATAAGAACCAAGCTTTTGATAACATCAAAACTATCAAAGGAATTGATGGGAACATAGAGCTTGAGATAGACACCTCTTATGAGCCGAACTGGAAAGCGTCTGTCCGAGGGATAGTCACTAAGGTCTGCAACAAACTAACCTTTGATGAGATGTCTAATAGTGCGTTTGATCCTCCTTGGGATACAGATGTAGAAATTAAAGAAGGAGACTTAGCTTACTACGAGTACACCGCTATTACCCGAGCTTTTGGTATAGGGAATAGTGACGAAATGTATACGGCTATGTCTTGCGAGGGTAATCTCTACTTATTTATGAAGTACCACGAAATCTTCCTAGTAAAAAGAGAAGATCAAATCATTCCTGTAAATGGATATGTGGTCGGGTTAAGAGAAGAGAAAGAAAAGGTAGAGTCGGCTTTAGTTGTAGAGAGGCTCCTAAAGACTTCGGACCATATTATTAATGTAAAGTACGTAGGCAAGCCAAACAGAGCCTACCGAGGATATACCCATAAAGCAGCAGCAAAGCAGCCGGGTCTTATTATCCCTACTTATGATTTTACCGAGCATAATTTAGTGCCAGGAGAGAATGTATTCGTTGATAAAGCATCTAACATCTTCCTTATAGAGAATGATATTAACCCAACCTTAGAAAAAGGTCTGGTATGCACACAAAGAAAATATATTGGAGCAGTAACCAAATGATACAAAACAAAATAGAAGAGAAGCCCTTTGCTGGTTTCCAATTAATGCCGATAAGCCTAGAGCGTAAGGCTATCGGAGATCTTGATAAAAAAGATCGGGAAAAGATAAAGTACTTCCTTAAGCTAAAGGATATAGCCGACTATCTGAAAATAGATCAGCAGAAAGTTGTTCAAGCAAATTTCCACGGCAGAAAGCTTATGGGAGAGTACAGAGTAAACCGAGTAAATGTCTTTGCTCAACCTACCTTTAGAAAGAATAAAACTCCTCAGTACTTTGAGAAGCAGGAAACTAGACTGCTTAATAGGATTGCGGAGCTAGAGAAGGCTTTGGAAGGTCTCCACAGAGCTATATAACGTACTTGTATATGGTGCGTTTGAGGTACGAAAATGCATTATATACGGTGTTATGCATCTGTAAAATAAAAAAAAAGGGCGTGCCTGACGCAGGAAGGCAAATAAACACAAAGAGAATGAGAGAATATTTAAACATAACTAATGAAGATAATATGCAATTAATGGCACGTTATCCTGACAACTATTTTGATTTAGCAATAGTTGACCCTCCTTATGGAATTGATGCTGATAATAAAAATAATGGTAAAAATTCTGATAGACACGAAAAAACAAGTAAGGCAAAAATAAACACCTATAAAAAAACAAATTGGGATAATGCAATACCTGATGAAGATTATTTTAAAGAGCTAAAAAGAGTAAGTAAAAAACAAATAATTTGGGGTGCAAACTTCTTTAACTTACAAGGTGGGATGTTGTATTGGCACAAGAACGTAACAATGCCAACTTATAGTACTGGTGAACTTGCTTATTTAAGTTGGTTAAATAAAATTGACTTTGTAGAGATTACTTGGCACGGAATGTTACAGTACGATATGAAAAATAAAGAAGAAAGAATACATCCAACTCAAAAACCTATTGCACTATATCAATTTCTTCTTACTAAATATGCTGAAAATGGAAATAAGATTTTAGATACTCATTTAGGTTCTGGAAGTATTGCAATTGCTTTAGATGGCGTGAATAAAATAGAGAAGATGGATTTAACTTTAACAGCTTGTGAGTTAGATAAAGATTATTATAATAAAACAATAAAGCGAGTAGAAAAAGAAACAAGATGGGAATCACTTTTTTAACAAATATGTATTATATACGTGTATATGGTACGTTTTTGTTTGCGTATGAGTGGTCGCCCTTTTTTTTATTTTATTGTGCATAACTCCCATATAAACGCACCTTTTTGTAAATGGTATATAATCAGCAGTTTAAGTGCCTAAAAACAGCCCAACCTTCGAAATTTGGTTTCAAAAGTTGAGGTTTCAGAAGTAATCCCCTAGATCAAAACCTTCACCTTCCTCCTCCTCTTCGTTAAAGTCAAGATCGTACACACTAAGATGATAGCTGCCAAACAAACATCCAGCACCAGCCACGAATAAATCTCTATTCGTCATATCGTCTAATCCTTTAATATCAGCAAAATCTTGAAGCATAGTGATATGCTGCTCCTTATGGCAGTGATAGGCTATGTAGTTACGAACGTGGTCAAAGAGCTCCTGCTTACTACCCGTCTGAGAGTGAAATCCGGGCTTATCCTTTTTGCGGCCAGTTTTAGGATCTACTTGATAGATTAAAAAGCCACCATACCCTCTATCCTCAAAGTATTGGTAAAGCACAGATTTGTTTGTCTCAGGAAACATACCCGTAGAGTAGAACACGCTCATCATTAGCATCTCTTCACAGTACTCATCCGAGCTTCCCGGCCTTTCCACATAGTCGCATACAAATCGGTGAGTCTTCCATTCAGAAGTATCTTTACTGTCAGGGTCTATTCGCTTATCTCTCCGTAAGAATACAGCACCAGCACCCTTAGACATTTTCGTATGGTTCTTAGTCTTTTTAAAAGCAGCGTCCTTAAGGTAGTCAAAAGTATCTGCAGAAGATACGTGAGTCGTCCGAGTACAGTTCCATCTGCCGTTACTTCTAGTCTTTACATTCTGAAAATGAAGTACAGGCATTTCTGATATTCTAAACCTGCCATTCGGGTTATCCCTCCATACTACAGTCCCAGAGTGAGCATCAGGATTGTCGTGCTTGCCAAATTTAGATAAGTACTCCTTAGCCGAGTAGTCTACGTGATGTATTCTCCAGTAGAAGTCCCCTTGCCTAGTAGGGCTGTCTGATAATTGAAGGTCTACTATTCTGTCTTGTAGCTTCTCCATATCAAAGCCGTTCCCCTCAGATTTTAAGGTCCAACAGTCTCTATAGTTTACGGGGTTCTTTCGCTTGAAAGAAGTGTACTCCTTCTCACCCTCTATAGTTCCCTTTTTCTTCTGGGATTCAAGATGATATTCTATAAACTCTCTCGACCCACGCTTCTTCCCTATGAACTTCTTTTGATCTTCGGTAAGGTTTTCTATCAATGACTCCCCATACTTCCCTACATACCCCTCTAATCCTTCAGGAGAAGGGATGAAGAGTAACCGAAGACCACTATCCGTTTGTCCGGTCACTTCACTTGTCTCTTGATAGTTAGACATATTACATAACCTTAAGTAATTATCTCCGCCACCACTATTCATTTCCTCTACTGTACTCGGATGTCCAGTAAAAGCATACTTACGTATTTGAGTAGCACCACCCGGAGCCATTGTCGGCTTTACAAGAGCCCATCCGTCTAATATGTTGGTAGCTAAAGTATTGTGGACTACTTGATAGTCTTTAAGCAAAAACAACCTGTCTGGGCCGTCTATTACTACACCATAATAAGTACCCATACCAGCAGACTCTAATTTAAAGCCAGTCTTGCTAGTGTCTTTAGCTTTTGAACTTCTATTTTCACGTTTAGGAGCTTGTTTTCTAGGTAGTTTTGTTGGTATATCGTTAAGGTCTTTACCGTATATGGACACTACCCAACTATCAAAGTACTTATCTTTTAGTTTTGCCTTTTTGTATCGTTTAGATGCAGAAAAACCTAAACCATCTGCTAACTCCTTTATTTGATTAGCAAAATCCTCCTTACTAGAGGATATTTCATAATTACACTTATTCCCACTTATATTCATATAGCCGTCAGAATCCAAAAGTCCGGCAAAAAGCTTCATTCTGTTTTCTTTTGAGTTAATCATAAAATCGAAAGGTATATGCTTATTATCTAAAACATTATATGATCTAAGTTTATCTGTTAGTACATTGTTCTTAGGCCCATTCAGAGGCTTGTAGAATGAGTAGTTGTGACTATTTGTAGAGTTGAATGATTTGTGAAACCTTAAACTTAACTCATCTGCGTAATCTTCTAAGTACTCTATAACCTCCACATCTTTGTTGTGTATAGTTATTTTAGGCGACATTTTACATCCGTCACCCAACCAAACACCTAAAAAATAAGGATCAATAGCTACATCTTTATGATTGTATTTGACCTCACTCTTATAAAGGTTAAGTACTCTTTTTTTACCCTTTGAAAACTTCAAATACTCATCTACAGTCACGTTTATAACGCTGTTAAGCTCACCGTAATTTTTGTCCGATATTTTTAACGACAGTATGTGAGACCTATTACAGCCCCAAGAGTCAAATGCAAATTTATTAGGAAGGACATCAAACATCTCTTCTTGACCTGTAGTAGTATTAGTTACTTTTCTCGGTAAACTATCTGGCCCCATCAATAAATCCCCAACTTGTATATCCTGGATCATTTTGATAGTCCCATCGTACATTCTTATCTTAGTGTCTCGTTTAAAGCACTTCCCCTCTTCATCACAAAGAAGAGCCCCATTAATTTCCTTGTTATCATAGTAAGCTCGATCAGCCTTATTTGCGTAATCTACTAGAGACTCCATATAGTCTTTGTAAAGCAACCTACTAGAAGCCCTTCGTCCAGGTCTATCGTTCACTAGCTTAGATTTCGGCAGAGCAGTCCCATCGTTCATCGGCTTACACCATACGGGCTGCCTTTGCCACGCCTTTACAAACTTCTGTTGAAAAGTACCCTCGGCAGTAGAGTCCGAGTCACCTATCATAGAGTTGTAAGTCTCAGGCACACTCATTATGTCCAAGAGAATAGATAAGAAGTCAGCGGTAGCACCCACACGTCTATTCTTAGGGTATACGTAGCCGAAGCAAGTCCGAACCCCAAAATCCTTACCTCTGTGATCTGTTGTGTCCACCATACACCATTTGTAGAACATAAAAGCTTTCCTTGCTCTATCTCTGTACTCGGGCGTGTATACTTTCTCGGGCTTACCAGTCTTCTTATTACGCACCATAAATGTACCCTGCCTAAAGGTAGTTAGTTGCCTAAAGTGCCACCCGTCTATGTAGGTCGGCTTACCATTGCAGAAGAACCAATATCCGTACCTAAAATGGTATTGCATCTTAGCTATAAATTGAAGGCTCTCTTTATACTTATGAGGATCAGAGTATAGCAATCTCCAGAAGTATTCAGGACCATCCACATCGTCACGTTTCGGGTTATGCCGTATATCAAAGTACTTTTCTTCTGCTTCTATAAGCTGCTGAGGCCATTTAGGCACTTCAAACCACTGTTCACTTGCAGGCTTACCCCATCCAGTTATTTTCTCTAGTTTAGGCTTTACTATATCTGCAGGAGGGTTATTAGGAGACCAAAACCGAGCATTCATAGCTATGAAGTCGGCTATATTTATAGTAATAGGCTTTAAGTCAGGGTCGTCTTCGTAGAAGTATTTTTCGCCATCCTGCCTTAGATGAGCATTTATTTTAACGACCTTATCCGCAGGCTTATAAGTGCTTATTACGGCTTTAAGATTAGGATGTTTATTGTAATAATGTTGTTTATCCACAGGATACTATGTAATAGCTTTAAAATGTAACTTTGTAGCATTGTTGGCCAATCGTAGTAGCTATCTAGGATAGTGAATGAAAGGTAAGGAAGGCACAGTCTGGTCGCTGTGCCTTTTTATATGGGGTCACAGTAGACCATTCTAAGCAGATCTACCTTCCTCCTGTTAAATTCTTTAAACGTGTCTTGCCTATCGTGTTCTTCAGGCAGAGCTAGGAGTATATTCTCTGGCATAAGTCTTAGTTTCGGATGAGTTCCTTTCCCGAGTATATGAAGAAATTGATGGTGCCATTGTGGATGACCTTTGTGTAGTAAAGGCTTACCGGATAGCTCGCTGAAATGCACCCTATCATCCCATATCTCCAGGAACAGATCTAACTCCGTACCATTCTCTTCTTTCTCCTCTTGTCTTTTAGCCGAAATCTTTCGTATAGATTTCGGTCGCTTACTATCGGTTCTAAGGCGTTGGTGCATCTTACAGTACCCTTTACCCCATACATTGTAGCTGCATCCTTCGGCTTTGCATATTTTAGGCATATTTCATAAACTTAAATCCGTCTATAGCGTCGGTTACTATAACCTTTTGCACTTCAAACTCTTCTTCTATAGAGGTGTGAATCTTTACTTTTCCATCCATATACACGTCTCCAAGTGTTTTAGAATCTACCAACAACACATCTGGCACTACACTATTAAGCCATAGCTCTTCTAGTTCAGCTTTTATACTCTGTATCATTAGTTAAACCATTTAATTATAGGGTCCCCTTTAAATCCTTTTTCCCACACGTACCAAGCGTAAAAAGCAGCAGAAGAGTCTTTAGAGTACTTTTCAAAATCGCCACCTCTCGCACATTTTATTCTTGATGAAGAAACATAGACTATTTTAGGAGGGGAGTCTTTAAATAGCTGTCTTCTACCTACAGACTCTAAAAATTGTATTTTTAAAAACATAACAACTTTTCTCCCATCAGGGATAATACTTAACGAATGCTCTACAAAACGTGCTGCATACTTGTAGGGAGGATTTGTTACAATGTCGCCGTCCCAAAAATCATATCCAGTAATAAAATTAACGCCAGGCTCTCCATACCCTCTATCTACAAGGTCGGAACTTTTAACATTAATACCTTTATATTTCAAAACCTCCGAGATGTGTCCGCCACCACAACAAGGCTCCAAAACATTCTGCAACTTAGGCTCTAACTCAAGGAGCATTTCCGTAGCCGAAGGGTCTGTGGCATAATAATCGTTTTCTTCCCTCTCCTCTTTGGAATGATTACTCGCACCTAGTATCTTAAATAAACTATTTTGGCGATTATCTAATTTTTCTTCTATCATGACTCAAATATTTCTATGTTATACACTTTCTTCATTAGTTTCTTTTTAAGCTTATATGGCCTCAGTTTCTTAGTGTGAGCACTCTTTACATCCTCTACTATTTCTTTGCCGTCTCTGGTATAGGTAAAGTCGGCTACATACTCTCTCATGTACTGGTATCCGAGGTCTATCTCTTCACCGTTCACTATAAACTTTCGTACTACCAAAGGGAATTTTACCTGCATCTTAAGATTAGATATTACCCCGTGATCTTGCATCATTTTAAGCTGGGTATACCGAGAGCCTTCCTTCTTAGAATCGAATTTTATTCCGCTAACAATAGTCTTCTTAGCTCTAAACTTGTTCTTTTTCTTCTTATGGAAACTACCATCGTTACCAAGTTCAAAACCTTTAGCGTTTAAGTCGTCTATCGTAAATCCCATCCTATTTCAAGACAAATTTACACAATATATTTGTAGAGTACAATAATGATAATATATTTGTACTATGATTGGCTTGCCAACAAGAATATTCACGACCAGCTCAGCACTAGAAGATGACGGAGAGATCCTTTACGGTATGTTACTTAAGATAGAGTTAGAGCACTTTGTCTCAGGGGGACATTTAATGTCTAGTCAGTTCGGCACGTGCTTCTTTCCCTCAAAAGGGAAAATAATTTCAATACCTATAGATAGGATAGATTTCGATAGTGACATGAGTGATGAGTTCTGGGGTAAATTGGTTGGCTAACGTTTTGGGTATGGAGTCGGGTTTTTACGGAATTTAAATACTAAAATACAATGATTACAAAAGAAAAAGTGATTGAGATATTAGAGCAACACGCTTATAGGAGTGCAGTAGCAGGGCGAATAGTTGTTTATGAAACGAACTTTGAAGATATAGCAGATGAAGTAGTAAAAAACTGCTCTATACCTGATGTTATCGGCTCGTTGCCGTTGACATTTGAGGAATGCCTTCGGGAAGAATTTTTGATTAATACTCAAAACTATCCGAAAGAGTACCACAACTTATTCTTTAAAAAATTTGATAGGGCAAAAAATCGGTTTGAAGAACAATAACCGCTAACCGACTAAGATATGAACAGGCAGGGGTTCTTTAATCCTGTGCGATGTAGTCAAGATGCAAAGCCCTGCTTGATTATATGTTATTGTTATAGGGCGTTTGAAAATAAAATGAAAGAAAAATTAACAATGAAGAAAATTGACCAAAAGGTAGAAGAAATAGAAAACCGTCAAAAACTTAGTAAAGCCCAAAAGGGATTTGTAGACTCTTTAAAAGAAATCGGGTATGTTCATTGGATGAATAACACTTATGTAAAGTATGGTGAAGATTACAATTCAATAGATGTAGAAAAGATTACCAAATTAGAAGACCTCCTTTTAGAGATGTTTGATTGGGGTAAGAAAGCTAAAGAGTCGGAGGTTAAAAGAGTATTGAATATAGCTGATTAAATGCCCTATAACAATAAAATATAAGCACTTTAAAACATAAATGCCTAACAATCATAAAAATAAGCTAATAAAAAGAGTCTATTCTGACACTTCTTTAATGTCGATCATTGACAAAAGTGTCGGATTTGACACCAAGTTAAAAATACAGGAATGTGTAGATAAAAGAGTATTCAATAAATACACCCAGAAAGACATAGCCGATAAGTGCAATGTTAGTCTGGCAACAATTAAGCGGTTTGAGAATTGCAAGATAGACAGCCTTTCTTTGTATCTAAACTATGTATTTCTTTTAGAGGGTTTGCCAAACAAGAAATCAAAACGAGTGCCTAAATGGGTTTATCAATGATTAAGCCTGTCCTAAAAATTACCTTTGTAAAGAATGAAGCCAGAAGATTTCAATAAATTAAGATATAACGTTTATAACCTATCTAAGAGCAAAACTGTTTTAGGGACTTGGCCTGAACTAAATATACCACAACTAAATCCTCCTGTGATCACAGACAAGGATGGCAAAGAGCAAAGGCCATTCAGAAAACTATCTGTGGACAAGGTTTTAAGATACATCCTGGTCCTATATGATCCAAATAGTCCGCTACACCTTCTACCTACACTTATGCAGCAAAAGGTAGAAGCAGCTAAGATTGCCGGGTGGGAACATACAGAAGGTAAATTCCCTACCAATGTTGTAGGACTATTCAGATCAGAGATAGGACCAGTAGTAGACGCTATACTTTACTACTCAAGAACTCACCACCCGAACAAATGGTCTACATATATTACCCTTACACTAAGACATTTTAACGACCAGGAGCTAATGGTTAAAGACCCAAAAGAAGCCCCATCTACTAAAGTGTTTATGGAGAATACTGAGATAATGGAGTCTTTAAAAGAGGAACTAATTTATAAAGACAAGACCATTGAGAAAGCTTTTGAAATCACTATAATGGATGAGCTAGGGTTAAGGCCAGAAGAAGTTGGCAAGAAAATACTGAACGGAGACAGGGTGGTAGATTTAGAGCCTTATAAATAAACTATTTTTTCGTGAGCCTCATCTATGATGTGCTGGTCATACCTACTTTGGTACACATCAGTTATTGTGCCTCCTGAGTGCCCGAGCATTTCTCCTATCAGGTCTTTACTGTATCCCATTTGCTTCCCAATGTTAGCAAATGTGTGCCGAGCAAACTTGCAGCTTATTTTCTTGCCAATTATAGGAGTCGCTATATCTAGCCCGGTGTTTACATTTTTAAGAAACGTTCTATATTGCCTGTACGACACCTCAGAAGCGTCTTTAGGCTCTTTCAAGACATCTAATAGCATTCTGTTCCCACCATACTTGTCGAGTAAATTTTTGGCAGGGTCAAGAATTTTAACCTGTAGCTCATTGGTTTTAGCCTCCAGCTTGTCTCGATAGTAGTAGATGTAACCATCTTCTATATTCCTATTTTCAATGGAGCAGAGATCAGCCAAGTCCATCCCCCTAAGTAAAAACATTAAGTAAAATAAGTCGGTATAGAAGTTCTCGCAACCTACTATTAAACGAACCTGCTCTTTAGAGACATTCCTTTTTCGGGTGACCGTGTAGGGAGGCATTAAACCCTCTTGTATAAAAGGGTTAGTCTTAATGAAGTGTTTAGATATGAATATATTAAACAATGCCCTTAGCACTTTTACGTAGTGCCGAACTCCGTTGTTAGACAAAGACTCTTTCTTAAAATCAATGAAACTTTTTGCTTTCTCAGGAGTAACATCTAAAATGCTGGAACCGGGATACATCCTAGATAAGTGGTTTATGGCATTCTTATAAGTGTTCGCATTCCCATATCTTGAATTACCCCGAAGATACTCTACATGCTCCATAGCCGACTCGTAAAACAACCTACCTTGAGGACTTTCTATCTGGGCCAGTAGCCAATCAAAACTATGTCCTTCAGCTTTCATAGTATACATCAGATCACTTATTTCGTGGTATCTATCATCTACTATCTTTTTAATCACAGGATTCTTAGGAGAGGACCTTTTCCTATCCCAATCTTTGCTAGAAACACGGACTTCAGTATTTACTTTTTTGGACCGATCACCGCATCTTAATCTAATATAGATCACAGACTTATTGTCCCTACCTACACTACCTAATATCTTATGGTAACTATATATTAGATTACACCAATTAAATTTGTTTTAGTGTAATTAACTTCTATCTTTGAAGTATGATTAACACGGAGTTTAATTCTATACTTGATTTAATAAAGGCTTTCCCTACTGATCAAGACTGTATAAATCATCTTGAGGAACTTAGATGGAATGGTAATGTAGTATCTCCATTTGACCCAACTTCAAAGGTTTACAACTGTAAAGGAAACAAATACAAGTGTAAAAACTCTGGTAAGTACTTCAATGTAAAGACCAATACAATCTTCGACAACACAAAGCTACCATTGCAAAAGTGGTTTTTAGCTATATGGTTGGTAACTTCACATAAGAAAGGAATAAGTTCTTTGCAGTTAGGTAGAGACTTAGACATTACTCAAAAATCAGCCTGGTTTATGCTTCAAAGAATCCGTAAGTGCTTTGGTATTGAAGGTGACGATAAATTAGATGGTGAAGTTGAAGCAGATGAGACGTACGTGGGTGGCAAGAACAAGAACCGTCACGCTAATAAGAAAGTTCCACAATCACAAGGTAGAAGTGCTAAAGATAAAACGCCTGTAGTTGGTGTAATTGAGCGTGGTGGACGTTTAACTGCAAAAGCAGTAGATAATGTACAAGCTAAGACTTTAAGCCGTGAGATAATCGAAAACGTAAAAGAGTCAGCTACTATCTATACTGACGAGTGGTTAGGATATAGTGGACTAAAAAGAATCTATGACCATTCTGTTGTAAAGCATAATCAAGGGGAGTATGTGAACGGTAGAATCCATACAAACACCATAGAAGGCTTTTGGTCACTTCTAAAGCGTGGCATCTTTGGTATCTATCACTTTACTTCTAGAAAGCACTTACAGATGTACGTAGATGAGTTTGTGTTTAGATATAACACTAGACTATCTAACGAATCTGACAGATTCAACTTACTTTTAACTAATACAGAAAACAGAATAACCTATAAAGAATTGATAAAATGAGCACTAATAATTTAATAAAATCAACCCACGAGGGTAAGATAAAGCTAGGGGAAACAGAACTAAATGTAGCGGTACTTTCTGATGGTGCACGGATCATTAACTATAGTGCTATTTTTAAGGCTTTCGGTAGGACAAAACGAGGCGCACAGGGGGATTCTAGTAGGGTGCACAATATGCCTGCCTTTTTAAATGCGAACAATCTTCAGCCGTTTGTTAGCGAAGATTTGATGTCTGTACTTGAAAAGGTTGACTACACAAACATTAACGGCACAAAGGATAGTGGGTATGACGCAAATATTTTACCATTATTGTGTAAGGTTTATCTTGATGCACGTGCTAACGATAAACTAAAAACTCAACAATTACCATTAGCTAGGGCTAGTGAAATACTTTTAGTATCACTTTCTAAAATTGGTATTACAGCCCTAATAGATGAGGCTACAGGCTACCAATATGATAGAGAAAAAGATGAACTTCAGAAGATATTACAACAGTACATAAGTGAGGAACTGCTACCTTGGAAAAAGAGATTCCCAGACGAGTTTTATAGGGAAATATTTAAACTGAACGGATGGGATTTTACAGTAAAAGGCATTAAGAAAAGACCTGGAGTTATAGGCAAATGGACAAAGAAATATATCTATCAAGCATTACCAAAAGGCGTCCTAAATGCTTTGATAGATAGTACTCCTAAAACAAAAGAGGGCAAGCTATCAAAAAGGCTTCATCAGAGTCTAACAAAAGAACAAGGAATCGAACATCTAAATAAACAAATAATAAGCGTAGTAACTCTAATGAGCGTCTCTGATAGTTGGAATCACTTTAAACAGTTGTGGAATAAAAAGTTTGGTCAGCAGACGATAGACTTTGGGGATTATGATGTTTTTAGAGAACCTAAAGTGCAACCAAAACTATCCTATTTCAATCAATCACTAAAGAAAGGACTAGAACACAATCCTAACGAGGGTAAATAATTGAGGACTATTAGAATACGTAAATAAGTTAGTTGACCTTTTTATTTATTACGTTTGCCATATAGTTAAGGCAAAATATAATTATGAATAAACTAAGGGTAAATTTTCAAGTAAAATACATAGTTATTTTTCTGTTTCTAATAGTTGCAGGCGGATTAACTCTGTTCTATATACTCTATAGATACGAGATTCCCTTTACTATAACAGATATTATGGGTTATGCTGCTGGAAGCGTTGCTATAATGGCACTAATATATCATGCACTTAGTTTGGAGTCGCAATATAAATTCCATCAAGAAAATTTGTTTTTAACCAGAAACCAGTACGCCTATGACGTCGTGTCAAAATTTAATGAACCTCAAATGACTGACGCTCTTCAGTTTCTATACAAGATAAATATAGATAAAGACAAATATTTCCCAGATAAGAAAGTTCAAAATTTTTTAGACTATTTAAAAGAAAATGGGAAGGACAGACAAAAAATAGTGATGGTACTAAACTATTTTGAGCACCTCTCTATACTAGTAAACACTAATCACATAGAGGAAAAGATAATTAAAGAGAGTTTTAGGACGGTATTTATTAGTACATTCGTATTGATGAAACCATATATTGATTACAGTCAACAAAGAAGTTCTACAATATGGTGCAACTATGAAAGAATGGCTAAAAAATGGAATAAGTAACAATTTGATATTAAATTCGTTATAGAAATAGAAACTAATCATACATTCACATTATTAAACAAATTAATCATGAAGTATAAAGATTTAAGCTGGTAATTAGAACTTGCCAAATACAATTTAAAGCTCCTACTTGTTAGGGGCTTTTTTTGTTTAATAATCTATTACCTTCGCACTACTATTTAATCGGGATTGACCGTATAAGATGGGGACACATCAAAAACGTTGTGGCATATCTACTAGATAGGTGTTATTTGAATTATTGGGAATAAGTTAGACCGTGTTTTACCGCCAATAACTTAAAGCTCAAAAAATTGCGAACCCCCACAATCAAAAGGAACGTTTTATTCTAGTGTAAACAGATATATAGTTACCTATCTTATTTATTTTCACTTTCATTATTTAGGACTTATTTGGGACCAAAAACCGACACGACAATACAAAACCATACACGAACCTACAAGACTTTCTTTGAGTGCTATAGCTCGTGAAACCTTGTAGATTGGTGCAATTGACTGATTTTCAGTTTGTCGGGATGAGAGGATTCGAACCTCCGATCTCTGGTCCCCCAGACCAGCACTTTAACCGATTAAATTATTGACTACTAATTAGTTAAAGAACTTGTAAGACTTATTTGAGACTAAATAAGCGGTCTTTTTGACTTAAACTCCTCATATATCCATAGCTCCTTGATGTTGTCTAAACTGATTTCAGTATCACTATATGTAGGGTTAATATAGCTCAATACTACACCATCCTTATTATAGCTTTTAACTACTCCCACCTTAACTTCCTTGTCATAAACAATACACATTATTGTATTGACAAATCCGGCACTAAGCTTATTAAGGTCTATGCCTCTGCATAATAATTCGTCACCAGGCTTTAATACAGGACTCATGCTGTTATCCCTTATCTCAAATGCTAGCTTTTCTTCAGCCTTTGGAATAACATTATAATACGGAGCACTAGACTCTTCCACTACAGACTGAGTATAGTTGGTTTGGTAATGAGAAGGGACAGTCTTAACAGACATTAAATTAGATTTGGTAAACATCTAGCCCTCACCCGTTACCAACCAATCTAAGTTAATCGAAGGGAATGCCTCCTTAATCTTGTAAAGGACTTTGCCTCCGATTACCTCCCGCTTAGACCTTGCAAACAAATTAATAAGCTGCTGAGAAGAGCCAACCCTTTCAGCAAAAGCACTTTGTGTTAATTTAAGATGCGATAGTATCGCCTTTAATCTTTCTCCTTGAGACTCCTTTTTCATAATATATACTTGTTAACATTACTAATGTTGATAACTAAAATACATACAAAGTTTGTAGGGTACACATTTGTTACTACATTCGTATCGAATTATATATCAATTATCACATTAATTATAGTGCAAAAATACAACAAATGGCGTTAAATATTCCTGAACATATATCTACAGTAGAAATATCTCGTAAGTCTGGGGTGGGTTACGAAACCGTATCTCGTTATAGGTCAGGCACTAATGTTCGGCTGTCTAATGAAAAAAAAATTGTTAGAGCAGTGACATTTTTGTTAAAAGAACATGAGCAAATGGTCTTAGATAAAGAAAAAATCAATGGCATTACTAAGTAAGAAACAAGTTTACAAAGAGTTGGGCATTGGTAGAGTGGCTTTAAGTAGGCTTCGTGACTTGGGTTTAGTTAAATGGAGGGTTGTAGACGGGAGAGGAACTAGGAAGTATACGGAGAAATCAATCAAAGAATTTAAAGGAGAGTAAAATGGATATTTATTATACGCATAAAAAAGAGATTATAAAACGGCTGAATTTAACTCCATACATAGTACTGATTATAATGTCAGTGTCAGTGCTTTTAGGGCTCATTTACATTAACTCCCTATATGTTGGAAATCAGAATAATTGCTCGGTTAATGTGAAGTACGTGGGTTTAGATACTTTATCTTTCTCAGAGGAGAATCTTCTTAAAGTTATGGAGTTTCATAAAATAACTGCTATTGATACTGTCTTAGCTCAGAGCAAGGTAGAGACGGCTCATTACACCTCTAAAGTTTTTATAGAGAACCATAACGCTTTCGGATTTAGAGTATTCCCGTTGAAATGGGATGGAGTTCAGATGGCTTTCAAAAATAGGGGCCATTTAGTGTTTTCTCATTGGACTAAATCTGTTGAGCAATACAAGCTATTCCAAGACGCTAATTTTAAGGGCGGCAATTACATATCCTTCCTGCGACGCCAACAATACGCCGAGGATCAAAATTACTACGACCTAATTACTAAAATAAAATAATATGACCAGATATATAGAATACACGAAGGGTTTCCACAATAGAAACTCTGAAGAAGTTTCAAGGTGGATTAACTCAAACCTAAAAAACTACATCTTAAAGAATGTTGAGGTGCAAGATGAAATAGAGCATATATTAGACTACCTGTGTTCCGATAGTGCCCCAAAGAGGCTGGTTAAAATGAGCTACCCTCAGGCAAAGTCCAATGCAGACAAATGGCTTAAATCTCAAATAAAGAAAGGGTCAGACATTGGAGAGTCTGAAGGTGATGTGGAAATAGTGTTAACTCAGGATAACGGCTTTAAGTGGGTTAGGCTGGTTGGGGAGAATGCCTTCAAAAGAGAAGGCAATTTAATGAGGCACTGTGTTGCTTCTTATTACGGTAAGGAGTCGGACGTTTTTTCACTAAGAGACAGCCAAAACATGCCGCATTGCACCGTAGAAAATGATCAGCAAATAAAGGGTAAGGGCAATGGTCCTATATCTCCAAAGTATATTAATTATGTAGTCAATTTTTTAGAACACTTAGGCATGAGTGTATCTGATAATGAAATGAAAAATTTGGGCTATTTTAATTTTCAAAAATATAAAGATGACCTACATGAAGAGTGTTTAAAAAGTGCTTACAAAGAGTATTTGCCTATCAGCACTAAGCTGATAGACAAGAAAGGTAATCCTTACTTTAATTTAGATATGCTTAATGACTTAGGTCTAATATCTAATGAGGGCAAAATAGTCGTAGATTTAAAGTTGTTAGATTATGGTGTAAGACTTCTACTTCAGAACGCAAGTAGCGGATACAACTCTCAGAACGCAAGTAGCGGAGAC